ATTCTCGGTGCGGCCATCGTCCAGAACATTTTTGAAAACAACAGCAGCGGTGAACTGGAGTTGTTCATCACTGCCGATGCGTCCACATCCAATCCAGCCAACAACGTCTTGATGTGGCACAACACTCTCGTCGGCGGCCGGATCAATCGCGGCTACAACGATACGGGTTCCAGTTCATTGCTTCGGACGCTATGGTCCGAAGTGGGCAACCTGATCGAGAAAGAGGCGCTGAAATCCGACACGTTCCCAACAGCAGATGCGGCTCGCACTGGGAATTGGCCCGTGCTTTATGGTGTTGGGCGCCGTGGTTGTATGAATGTGGAAGCCACACCGCTGGCCGCATCCGGCCAATTTCAATTGGAGTTCGACGGGATCAACAGTTACGCGCCGGCGAAAAACGGTGGCACCAATCCCATCACGTCCGCCACCAATCCCATCGCGTTCTCCGGATTGCTCGGCCGCTTGGCGTGGAACGGCAGCACCGCCAATGTGGGAAGCGGCGATTACCGGATGCAGCCACACTCGTTACTGCGGAATCTGATTCCATCCGGCGGCGCTGTACTGCCTTACGATATCTTCGGCGTTCCGCGCAAGAATGACGGCACCGGCGCGGCCGGGGCGACGGAGTTCAATCCGGGTTCCGCGTCCAAAGCCCTGTTTGATGAATGCCTAGAAATCGCTTCGTGGTTCGATTCGGATCTTGTCGCCTCCGCGATCCGCTGGTTTGATGAGGACCTGACCGCGCCGGCCACACCGCCAACGTTTGGGAACGCTTCCATGGCGGAGTTCGATCCGGATTTGGAAATCCGGGCGTGGTTCGATCAGGACATTGTGGCTCAAGCCCTGCGTTGGTTCGATGACGATCTGACGGCCAGCGATACCAGCAGTGTGGTGATGCCGACAATTTCCAGCGGCGCCACCATCAACGCGCCGACTTTGGCCTACGGGATCACCTTACCGACCATCGCGTCGGCGTCCGGTGTCAACGCGCCATCTGTGGCGTATCCGCTAATTTTGCCGACCATCGCCAGCGGCGCGGCCGTTAATGCCCCAACCGTGGCTTACGGGATCAGTCTGCCAACGATTGCGGCTGGTACTGTTCTGAATGTTCCAACACTGGCATACGCAGTAACGCTGCCAACCATCGCGGCAGGTTCCACAGTGAATGCCCCTACGGTCAGTCCCGGCGCCGTCACGTTGGTGGCTCCGACCATTGCCTCGGCCGCGGCGACATTTGCGCCAACGCTGGCGTATCAGATCACCATGCCCACCATCGCGGCGGGCGCGAGTCTTTTTTCGCCAGCGATCGCGGACGGTTCCGACATCCTGACGCTGCCCACCATCGGATCCGGGGCGGTGTTGAATGCCCCAACACTTGCCTACGCCATCACACTGCCGTTTCTAGCCAGCGGCACGGCGGTCAACGTGCCGACGCTTGCTTACGAATTGAACCTGCCGTTTATCGCGGCTGGATCCACAACGACGGCTCCCACACTGGCCTACGCGGTTACGTTACCTTTCATTGCGGCTGGTTCTACCACCACCGCCCCGACGCTGGCGTACAACGTCACGTTGCCGTTCCTGGCCTCGGGCGCGAGCGTGAACACACCGACGTTGGCGTATGCGGTTTCGTTGCCAACCATCGCGGCTGGAACGGTGGTGAATGCCCCTGTCGTGGCGCTGGACGGCGTGATTTCCGCGCCCAACATCAGTGCCGGCAGTGTGACGTTTGCGCCGACTGTTTCCCCCGGCGCGGTCACACTGACGGTGCCGTTTATCAGTTCGGGTGCAAGTCTCAATGTTCCGGCGTTGGCCTACGCGGTCACCATGCCTTTCCTGTCGTCGACGGCCACTGTGAACAGTCCGACACTGGCGTATCAAGTGACGCTGCCGACAATTTCCAGCGGCGTCGCGGTGAACGCGCCAACACTCGTTTACGCGATCACGTTACCGTTCCTGCCATCCGGAGCCGCTATTCAAGCCCCAACTGTTGCGCCTGGCGCGGTGTCCTTGTCGTTGCCGACGATCGCGGCCGCAAGTCTGGTTTTCGCGCCAACGTTAGCCGCTGTTCTCCAGATGCCGTTCCTTTCCAGCGGCCTCAGTCTGTTCGCGCCGGCCGTGGCACTGGGAACACCCGGTTCCAACATTTCAAATGTCGCCGAACGCATCACCAACTACTTGAGCCCCAACTTGATTCACAGAGCCACGGTCGATGCCAGAGTTCAGAACGGAACAAGGGCCATCATGATCGTCCGAGCCACAAAGGAGATTGAATAAATGAGCACGACACTGGATGCCATTATCGGAGGCATCGCCGAACCCATCATTGTCCAGCTGACGAACCGAGACTTTGATTCCTTCGCGGATCCGGAACCCTTCGATGCATCAGGGAAAACAATCACGCTCGAACTCCGCGGTGCCGATGGCGAACTGGTCGACACCACAGGCAAAGTCGTCTGGCTCGATGAACTGTTGAGCAAGGCGCAGTTCAATCGTCTGGCCGGGGATCTCGATGCCGAGAAGTCTCCTTACCGGGCTCGCTGGTTTGTGACCGACTCCGCGACGCATCCCTATCCGTCGACGTCGTTGCCGGATTTATGGAAGGTGGTGAAAGCCACATGATCGATGTTGTCACCGTCGTGTATGATGAAAAGACCGAAGTGCTCGGCAGGATGCTGGGCGCGATCCTTGCCAAAGATTCCAACATTGCCAAATTCATAGTGGTCGACAACCGTCCCGTCAACCGGGGCTTCGCGAAGGCGTGCAACCTGGGCGCGCGTGAGGTCACGGCTGATGTGATTGGGTTTCTGAATCCCGATGTTCACATTCATGCAACTTTTGGAAGGCAGATTGAGGAATGTTTGGCCGCGATGCCAGAGGTGATGGCCTGCGGGATGCGGTACGGCAAGAGCGATGTGATGCTCGAGGCGTGGTGCGTGAATCGCTGGATCTGCGGAGCCTGTTTCTTTGTGCGGAGGGAATGGTTCGAGCAGCTCGGCGGATTCGATGAGCAATTCGTATTCGGGTTCGAGGAAACGGACTTCATTCGAAGAACCGAACAGTCCGGAAGGGAGATCGCGGAGATCGAATTACCGATCGACCACGAGTCTCCCGAAGACGACAGCCTTGAAGTGATGGTCTACAAGACATATTGGCTGAACGTGGGCTGGCGCCTCTACAAAGAGAAGCACGGGATACGATTTTGAAGGACTTCTCCATTCTCATTGTGAGTTACGGCGATCCCTGGTGGCGGGACCTTGCGATCTCGCGAGCATTGCCATCGGCGCTAACCCAGGGCGACAACGAAATTGTCATGGTCCATGATCCGGATCCCGGGATCAGTCTGTCCAGGCTTCGCAATCGAGCCGCGGACATGGCCACATCCGAAAGCCTGGTCTTTTTGGATGCCGACGACGAACTGGAACCCGGTTACATCGACGCCATGCGCACGTTGGATTCGGACGTCCGCGTGCCGATGGTTCGTTGTTTGAGTGAAGGCCCCAATGAAACGCCACTCCCGGAATCCTTTGAGATTGCGCCGCGACCGTTCCTGGAAGGGAACTATATCGTCATTGGCGCGGCGATTCGCCGGCAACTCTTCTATAACGTTGGCGGATTTGACGATTACGAAACGGCTGAGGATTGGCCGTTGTGGATCAAAGCCTGGATCGCCCGGGCCCGGATCGCGTCCGTTGCCGGCGCCATCTACCGACAGCACTGGCGTCCCGGCAGCCGCAATCAGTTGGAACACAAACAGTATTCCGCGATCTGCGATCGCATTCGGAATCGCTACACCCCACTTGCACGAAAGGCAGGGCTTCTATGACAGACGGTAAGATATTGATCCACTCCGCGGGCACACCTTTAGGCGGCGTTCAATTCTGCAGCCGGTGCGGTGCCACTCTCTGGGTCATGAGCAGCGCCAACGACGACGCCATCCCCGTCGATGCCAAGGTGTCGATCGAAGATGGACTTCCCAAGATGCACTATGGCGAAATTGACAGGCAGACCTATGTCGTCTGTGTTCCAAAACAGAAAGAAGTCCATGGAACGCAGCCAGCATGAGCGAACACACATCCAACGTCGGCAAGTGGGATCCGTATCATCAAACCGTGTTTCCTTACGGGCCGATGTTCACCTACACCATGGGCGCGTCCTGGCTGGCGGATCAAACAGAAGTGCAGGATTGGGGCTGCGGCCCGGGCTTCTTTAAAACCCTGTTAAAACCGGGTATTCAATACATCGGTGTTGATGGTTCGAAGAGTCCCAACGTGGACGTGATCGCGGATTTGGAAACATACCGATCGGAGACACCGGCGATTTTTATGCGCCACGTGCTGGAGCATAACTGGAATTGGAAAGCGGTTCTCCAGAACGCCCTCGCCTCATTCCAAAGCAAATTCTTTCTGGTCCTGTTCATTCCGTTAAGAACTGGACCAACGGAAAACATCCGCGAAGATTTTAAGCACGCCGATGTTCCAGATCTTTCGTTCAACCGCGAGGAATTCGTGGGCCATATTGACTTCGCTAACTGCGAATATGAGATCGAAACGATCGAGACCGGAAAACCGGCCACGCAGTACGGTGTGGAAATCGTATTCAAAATAGTCCGGAGGGCGACTTGAGCTACGACGCGAAATTCTACGCGAACATTCGGCCGGGGTGTCAGGCGGCTGCGGCGAAGTTGATTCCGCGATTGGTGGAGTTGTTTCATCCCATCAGCATGTTGGATGTTGGCTGTGGTGAGGGGTGGTTCCTTTCAGCCGGTGAAGCGGCAGGAATTGAAACCTGTATCGGTGTCGATTCCCACTTCTATGATGACAGCATGGCGATTTCAAAGAATCGCTATATGCAATTGGATCTTGAAACCCGTGGCTGGAATATCCAGCAGCCCATTTCCTTGGTGCTGTGCTTGGAAGTGGCGGAGCACCTATCAGCAGAATCAGGCCAGGCATTAATAAAGGAAATCTGCGAAGTGACGGACGTTGTCGTTTTCTCTGCCGCCATTCCCGGCCAGGGCGGCGAGGATCACAAGAACGAGCAGTGGCAGAGTTATTGGGTGGAGGCATTCAATCGGCACGGTTTCGTCGCGTCGACACAACTTCGCGATGAGTTGTGGAATGACTCCTCCATACCGGCATGGTATCGGCAAAACTGGATTCTGTTTATTCGCGATAAGGACAGCTCCAGGATTCCATCATTCAGGACGCCTGCTGAATTCAACATCGTCCACCCGGAGATCTTCCGCGCCAGCGAACGGGTTGTCACGCAATTGGTCATCACTGATGGCCGGAAAGAGTACCTGCAGCAAACGCTGGACTCTGCAGGAAAGAACATCATCGGCAACATCACGCACCGGATCATGGTCGATGACTCCTGCAATCCGGAATATGCGGCCTGGTTGGACGCCACCTATCCGGAGTTCACGATCGCGCACAGTACGACGCGTCTGGGATTTGCAGGCGCGATTCAAAAGGGCTGGTCGATGCTGCCGAGGAATACGGAGTTCTGCCTGCATTTAGAGGATGACTTCACGTTCAATGAGCGCTGGGATCAGCGGGACGCCATCAACATTCTGGACTCCCATCCGGACGTGGCGCAGATCGCGTTGCGCCGCCAGGCGGTGGGCCACGAAGTGAACTTCGGCGGCTTTGTCGAGCAGTTCCCAGACAGCTACACCGATATGGAGTGGGGCGGCCTGCACTGGTTTGAACACAAGCGGTTCTTCACCACCAACCCGTCCCTCTATCCCGTCCGGATTACGGAACTGGGCTGGCCCGACGCGCCCCACAGTGAAGGGAAGTTCGGGATTGAGCGGCTGTTTCCAGCCGGATATAAGACCGCCTTCCTCGGTAAGAAGTCGGATCCACCGAAGGTTCATCACATTGGAGAAATCCGCAATGGCACAGGCTACTGACACCGTCATTCTGGTCCCACGGCGCAAGGACAACGGCCGGCGCGATCAGCTCTGGGCATTCTGTAAAGACTGGTGGGAGCACCACACACCAGAGTTTCCAATCTTCGAAGGCCATCATGATATCGGTTTGTTCTCGAGGTGTGAGGCGCTAAACGATGCTGCCCGTGATGCCGGAGACTGGCAGCTGGCTCTGATCATCGACTCCGACATCATTCTCCGAAGCCCCTATCAGGCTTATGAGAGCCTGCGAACGGCGAACGAAACGGGAAAGATGGTGTATTCCCATGACTGGCGTTACGCGCTAGATCAGGTGGCCACGGACGGCCTGCTGTCCGGGAAATACGTATTGCCGGCCAAGCCGGATGACTCGGAACTGGAGCCACCCTATGGAAGCTACGGACCAACCTTCTCCAATTGCCAGGCGATTCGCCGGGATCTCTGGGAAGAAATCGGCGGTATGGATGAGCGCGTGTACGGGTGGGGCGTGGACGACTGGATCTTCCGCGCAACTTGTCAAACGCTTCGCGGTGGGAACGGCCGCGTGGCAGGCAACGTGTATCATTTGTATCATCCACGGTCACGCGCAACGGAAGAGGAAAACCCGATGCACGATATCAACGTTCAGCTCGGCAAGCGATATCTTCACATGGAGGGGAATTCGGACGGGATGAGGGCAGTGATCAAAGAATGGACCGACCTCCGGGATTCCGGATGGAAAGCGCAACGCGCGTGAAGTTCGTCGAAACCCCAAAAGTCTGGGCCGTCGGAATGGTTCGCGATGAAGCGGACGTGATCGAATATACCCTGAGGCACCTGATCGCGAGCGCCGTCGACGGAATCGTGGTGGCCGACAATCTCTCGACCGATGGAACCCGCGACATCATCCTCAATGTCCGACGTCAGGTGAGGACTCCGATCATTCTCATTGACGATACCGACCCCGCCTACTATCAGAGTGCGAAGATGACGGCATTGCTCCAGATCGCCTTGCGACACGCCGATCAGGAGTGGCCCTGGATTGTTCCTTTTGATGCCGACGAGGTATTGGTTTGCAGTTATCGAGTGCCCTTCGCGAAGTATCTGCGGTCCATGCCGGAAACGAGACGTTGCTTCTCGGTGCCGATGGTGAACTATTTCCCTTGCTACCTGGACCGCGAGCACCACAATCCATTTAAGCGAATTGTGCACCGGCATGTTCCATTGAACACGCTCCCGAAGGTCGTCTTTCGTGGCACGGCGGGCATCACGATTCAGCAAGGATCCCACGCGGTATTGGACACGGACGGCTCGACACTCGAAGCGACGCATTCCACGATGCTCAAAATCTGTCATTTTCCATACCGATCGGCGGAGCACTTTGTTCGGAAAGCCATCAATGGTGGTCTGGCGTATCAAGCGGCGAATCTACCGGAAAGCGAAGGGGCGCACTGGCGGGCATACTACGCCGCATTCGAGCGCGGCGGTGAGGCGGCCTTGGTGGATTGGTATCAACGGTACTTTCATTTTAAGGAATCCAGAATGGACGAATTAGTCTGGGACCCGGCACCGATTCTGGAATAGTTTTGTTTTATGTTTACCGTACGCCTCAGCAAAAACCGACATGAGATTGAGATCACGCACAATGGTCATTCCATACCCGTTGAGACTGCGGAGATTTCCTTCGAAGGCAAGCGTCGGATTTTGATATTGAAGACTTTCGATTTCCAATTATTGCCGGATTCTCAATGTCCCGAGAGGAATCGTTACGAACGCATTTTACAGGCCTTCGGCGATTCTGCTAAGATGGCGGCGTTGCAGCCGACGTGCACATTGGTGCAATTGAATTCCAGGGCGTGTGAGGGTTGCCCTCAGCGGCCGATCTGATCAACGTAATTGTTGTTTGTAAACAACAATTCATTCAACCGGGCATTGTCGACATCTCCCAGCTGAGCCCGGACGGAGATAAAGACAATGCAGCAAAAGAACGTCCTTCAATTCGTCAACTCGCCCGAGCCCAATCAGCCTCCCGTTCCCACTTACGACCTTTCCGGAGAACGCATATGTATCGCGCTCTTCATCCAACGCGACGGGAAAAAGCTCGATTTCTACTGCAATCTGAAACCACCGACGGCCGAGCGTACGATCCGCCTTCTCCAGGATCGCAACACCTACATGGTTCCTTCGGGCGATAAGGATGGCGGAATCGATGAGCCATTTCTGAACAGCGGGTCTACCGATATCGACCGCGCTTTCTTTAACGAACATCAAATCGCGGTTTCCTATTTCAAGCAGGAGCTCACACCCGAACAGCTGGACAAACTCGACCGCCTCAACAATGTCCGGGCCAATGCCATTGCTCGGGGGCTGCTCATGGTGGGCAATCCCAGAGCGCTCGACCCCGCGGAAGATCCGGAAATTCCCACACTGGAGGAGTTACTGGAGGAGTCGCCGCGCGTGCGTCAATTTGTATTGCTGGCCGACGATGAAGGTGTCGAACACAAGCTGGATATTGTGCATCATTTTGAGCCTCCGACCGCCAAGCAGACCACCGAATTCCAGCGCATCGTCAAAGTGAGAACGATTCCGGGAGGCGCCAGAAAGTTCATTGCCCGCTATAAGGAATTCGGCAAACTCTACGACGCGATGATTCAAAGAGTCGATGGAGTGATCGGGGACCGGAGTGCGATCCTGAATTCGCTTCCGTTCACCTGGAAAATGAGTGCGGTCCAGACGCTGTTCCAGGATGCGCAAAGAAAAAACGTGTAGAGCTCGAAGAATTCCGTAAGGCCGTCGTTGCCTATTTCAAGGGTTCTTCGGGAACGTGCCAGTGGGAGCCGCGATGGAAAGAGATTTATCCACATGTCGCGAAGCCGGACGCTTCCGACGAGGAAAAAACAGAAGCGGCCGAATGGCTCTCGACTCAAAAGTTGGAGTGCTCGAAGCTGCACATGGGCCCGACTGCCTGTTATGACTGTCCGGACAACCCAGAAGGAAAAGAAAAGCAGAAAGCGAAAGACAGTGATACAAGACTAATCGAACAGTACTGGCCTGAAATTGAACTCTCCTCTCGACTGCACACCTCATCTCGACTCGGACTCCTCCGCGACACCGAACTCAGCGAATCGGAATATCAATTCCTGAGTGTTTTCTACGGGGAATGGGAACGCGCAACGAGAGGTTGAACCGTGCCGACCATACAATTCGTCACAAAGATCAGTGAAGACGGCGTCATCTCGACGTTTGACAACATCTCAAAATCCATTGAGAAGACTGCCGATGAATCCGACAAATTAAGCGCGAAATCGACTGAAGCCGCCAAAGGGATGCAGGTCAGTTGGTCTCAGGTTGGAGCGGTGTTCGCCGTGACCGGCGCCGCGATCGCCACCACTGGGGTTGCCGTGGTGGGTGCCTTGTTCGAGATGGCGGAGTCCACATCCAAGATCGGCGCTGCCATGCACGATTTGAGCGCCAGGACCGGCATCAGTACAGAAACCCTGTCCGAGTTTGGATACGCCGCGGGCCAGAGTGGGGCTTCCATCGGAGATGTCACCACGGGTATTCGCTTGCTGGCCACCCACATGGAAGACGTCACTACCAAGGGCGATTCCGCTAACGAAACATTCAAGAAACTGGGGATCAGTGTGACCGACGCCAACGGCCATTTGCGGCCCACGTCGGAAGTGTTGTTGGATGTCGCCGATAAATTCAAAAACATGGAAGACGGCGCACAGAAGTCCGCGATCGCCGTGGAACTGTTTGGCCGCGGCGGACTGGCCCTGATTCCCATGTTGAATGAAGGGCGGGATGGTATCGCCAAGTTGTCGGCCGAAGCCCAGCGGCTGGGGATTGTGTTTGGTGGGGAAGCTTCCGACAAAGCCGATGAATTTGATGATGCCCTTTTCGCGATGAATCAAAGTGTGATCGGGCTGACGCGCGCGATTGGGGAACAGGCGTATCCCGTGTTTCTGAAGATGGTCTCCGGCATCACAGACGTGATTGTGGCGACAAAGGATTGGATCAACGAGAATCCAAAACTGGCGACCACACTGTTGGAAATCGCAGCCGCGATGATCGGCGGTGGGGGTGTGCTGCTGGCGATCGGCGGTTTGATTACGGTTCTGCCAAAACTGATTCTGGCCATCGGGACACTGGGAACCACATCGGTAGCGACCACGGCCGAAGTGGGGTTAATGGGGGATGCCATCGTCGGCACATCGGTGAAGACCACGGCAGCGACAGGGATCCTTGGCCAGTTCTCCGCTGGTCTGACTCTGGTCAAGACCGCCCTTGCCGGCGTGTTCACGGCTGGAAACATTCTGATCGGCGGGCTGGTGCTTGTCGCCGCGGAAGTGGGCCACCTGATTGGCCTGTTCATCAATTGGATTATTGAAATCGGCGGTTTTCAAAAGAGTTTCGACAAGATGGTGGCCTCCGTTTTGAATTGGAACAACTCCGTCATCGGCACCTACCTGACGGGCCAGGACAGTGTGATCGCCGCGAATAAGATGGCCGCCGATGCAACTGACAAAATGCGCGCGTCACTGGACAAGGCGGGCATTTCCTATGACGTGACACAGCTCGGGAATTCTAAATACGTTGCGGGTCTGGGAGATCAACTCAAAGCCACATATGCGGGAACGGCGTCCCATATCGACTTCGCGGCCGCCGTCGACAAATTCACCAAGGCCTCCGCGGACTCGGCCGCGATGACCGAAAAACAAATCGCAATTGAGAAGGCGTACCGCCAGGTGCTGGCCGATCGTTATCAATTGCAGGTGGAAGCCGCGGCGAAGTTTGTGGCCGCGTGGCTGGACGGTTTCGACAAAGCCGAACGTGCCAACGACGACTACATCGAATCACTTCAGAAAGTTCAAGTGGCCCACAGCGAGTTGGCGTTTACCGGCACCAGTGCGTGGGTGACCATCGCGCAGGCTCGCTATCAGGCACACTTGGCGTGGGAAGAGGCAGACCAGAAAAACCTAACCTCTACTAATGATCTGTTCAACAAGATCAACGGTCTCCGCGAAACTGATCTGGATAAGAACGTCGAGTTCTATGAATCCTGGGACAAGGCGCAAAAGAAATCCGCCGACAACCGAATCAAAGAAGAGAACCGATACTCGGATGCCTTCGTCGCCGCAATCGCAAACCTGAATACGCGGCTTGCGGAAAGTTTCGCCGACATGATCGTCCATTTCAAATTCAACATGGATTCGTTGATCAATATTGGTCAGACGACGGCGTCATCGTTGCTCAGTTCCTTCATTTCCGGTTTCATCAGCCCATTTACAAACTCCTTGGCCAATCTCGGGAAGTCGCTGGCCGAGACGCTATTTGGCGCGGCGACAGGCGGCGCCGGGGCGACCGGCACGACGACAGGCATCGGCGGTTTGGCCGGAAGCTTTGGATTGAGCGGCGGCATCACTGGCGTCGGCAGTGCCACGGGGACCACGTCTCTTCTCGGGCTGGGTGGCAGTACCAGCTTGTTTGGTGGGATCGGACTGGCCGGGGCATCGACACTGGGCATCGGGGCTGCGGTGGCTGGCGTGGTCGCCGCAATCAAATCTCAGGCTCACTGGGAAGCCAACACCTTCGTGAAGGAACTGCAGGAGCCGCTCATCAATCAGCAAAACACGGGGGTCATCAATCAGCTGATCGGGGACTTCAACGCCCGGGCGGCCGCGGGAACGTTGACGGCCGACGAAGGGAATTCCTACATCGGCAACCTGAAAGATATCGTCGCCGCGTTCGATCAGGCCGCAGAAAAGTTTGCCCTCGGCGGATCCGATGAACGGACCGTGGCCACACAGGGCCGGACCACCATTGATTCGTTCGCCAATGTCCTGATCAGCGACATGCAGAAAACCATTTCCGGTTTGGGACAAACCGTCCAAGCCGCGGCCGCGTCGTCAGGCGGTGGAACGTCCTTTGGTTTTTCAGGCGGTGGTGTCAATCCTATTCTTACAGCGGGATCATTCGGAGCCAACGGTACAGGGTCCAATGACCTGTGGGCCAACTTTAACAACGTCGTCAACAGCTTCAACTCGAAGGCTGTTTCCGGGACGCTCACCTACTACGAAGCCATGGAGGGGATGAACAATCTCCGCACCCTCATCGGGGACATGAATGACGCGGCCAGTGAAGATTTCGGCAACAGCCTACTGGCCGACATGGCGAAAATCACGGCCACCTTGAATCCGATGAGTCCCATGCCGTTGAATGGCGGAATGGATTACGTCCCTTACGACAATTTCCCGGCGCTGTTGCATAAAGGTGAACGCGTCCAAACAGCGGCACAGGCCAGGATGGGCGGCTCGTTCTCCATCGGCACTATCGCGGTCACTGTCAACGGCGCGGCCTCGGACGATCCGGACACCTTCGGCCGGAAGATCGCGGCGGCGGTTTCTCGTGAACTGAAATATAACGGCGAATTCCGCCAGATGATTCAGGGGCGGGCCGCCGTATGAGCTTCTTTACATTCCTGACGGAGACCGACGATCAGTATAAGGATTTGGATCCAGTCACACAGCTTCTCTGCGATAAGGGGCCGCTCGATGCCGATCATTTGTTCGACAACACCACCACAAACGACATTTCAGAACTGTACATTTCTCTCGCCTACACGGGGCCGGTGGATGTCAACATCAGCATCGATCGCGGGGTAACCACACCATGGAATCAAATCATGGTGATCAATCACACGTTTCCGGCCGGCAGTACGTTCACCATCAAAAGCGGAACCACCTCCGGTGTCACGGACCACACCGACACCATGACCTTTCGGCAGTTCGATGTGTTCTTCCGCACCGCCTCCACCCGCACGGATCGGTATATCAAGATCACCCTCCACGATCCGCAGACGACAAGCCACAGTATTTCCATCGGCCGGATTATGGTGGGACTGGCCACTACACTGGCCACCAATTTCAATTACGAATGGGAAGAATTGCGGGCGGTGATGAACAACACCAACATCAGCGAAGTCCGAAGCCGCACCGTCAACCGGATTACCGAATGGATTGAACTGACGTTTACGTTTGAGGAAATGACGGAGTCCCAAATGCGTGTGTTGACCGGCTTTACGGATTCGCTTCATGGGGACGCGGTGTACTTCTTTTTGATTCCGGATCCGGCCGTCAACGATGGCTATCTGATGCGGCTTGTCAGTGAAGTCCGCGTCGTTCATGGCAAACGGAAGCGGTTAAACCCGCTGACATTCGCAGAGGAATCGCGCGGCGAACGCGTGGTGGCTTAAGCATGAAACTATTTCCATACGTCGAATGGGATCTGGATGACGCCACGTATAAGTTTGCGTTGTCGACACTGAGCAGCATCAGCGGCGATTGGAAGAAAGGCTTGTTGTCCATTTCCAGTATCAGCCGCTCCATTCCGCGGCTGTGCGGGGTGTTCAACATCGGCAGTGTGACCCTGACATTCGACAACGCCACACAATTCTTTTCCCAGTTGAAAGACGGGCGGGCCTGGCGCGGCCGCACCATGCGGATCCGGCTGGGGGATGTGGAAGGCCCGATCGCCGATTTTCAGCCAGCGTATACCGGCGTGGTGGACGACTTCTCATTTCAGAACGATGAAATGACGGTGACCATCGTGGACAATTCGCTGGATCTGTTCAATGTGCCAGTGACCAAAACGCTGCGCCGGCTGGTCGCTGGCGGTTATCCCGATACGTGTCCGCTGTATTCGAAAGGGGAGTTGATCCCCTACGTTGCTGGTCTGTGCCAGGCTCCAGTGGGCAGCGTGGACAACGGCGGCCAGTTGCCGGCATACAACATCAATGAAGCCGCATGGATCTACGCGGCCGCCATCGGAGATGTGAGCGCCACCGTCGAGAATGTGTATGTGTACGGTGTGAAGCAAACACCGACCACAGATTATGTTGTGGAAACGCGGACACCCATTGGCGGCGGCACCATCACGGTTTTTGTTTTCGCGGCGGATCCGCGGGATCTGGTCAATCACACCACCGATGAAGTGGAAGTTACGTGGTCGGGCGGTTCGGCTGAACAACGGCCCATCTATCAGTTGGAAACGTACCTGGCCGATTATGTAGGAATTACGGCGGATCAACTGGACACGACGAGTTGGAACGAATGCAAAACCGAATTCGATGATCGTGGCTATGTGGGCACTCTGGTCGTGACGAAAAACGACTTCACCCATATGGATGTGGTGGCCCGACATCTGCGCAGCAACGGCCTGCAGTTGTTTCGAAAACGCAACGGCCTGTGGGCCCTGAACTTCATTGGCCTTTCGAAGTCATCCGTCCTGACATTGACGCCGAAACAATTTGTGAAAGGTGGCTTCAAGCAAAGTAGCTACACCTCCGACACGTTGGCCTCGCGCCTTCATCTCAATTACGACTACAACTATTCGAGTCCCGGCAACGAGTTCTTTGGGCACACCCCCGACATCATCAGCGCGGCGGAGATCATCAATCTTGGCAGCGACATTGCCGTCAACATCAGTTTGTGGTTTGGACGCTCCTTCGATGGGGATCCAGCCACCCCATTGAGTATCGGCGCGCTGTACCTGTCGTTGATGCGGGAAAACGGCCTATTGATCGAGAACGAAATACCGACTGAATTCTTCGATGACATCGATCTTGGCGATGTGTATTTGGATACACACTGGGCGGGTGTCGGCGCGGCGGGCTTTACCGAGAAGCGGATTGTGGTGTTGGGGACGCGGCTGACACCGTCGCCGGCACGGGCGCAACTGATCCTGATTGGCTACGTGGAGCCGGATCCACCCACCGATTCACCGGAACTGTCGGCCGACTTTGGTCTCGGCGGCGGTTTGACGGTTGAAGAAATCGAGGCCGCCTGATGGCCATCATTCCACCTGGCGTTCCCACAATGGCGGCCCGGTTTCGCGTTGGCGGCGGAATCCGGATGGCGAAACTGCGGATCGATAAAACACACCCGTCCTTGTCGGCCGATTTCAAGCTGGGTGGTGGCATCACAGCGAAGCGTATCCGCCGCCGGCGGCGAACATGAAAGAGAAATTCCTGGCGGTTGGCACACCACAACCCATTCCGGCATTCCTGACGCCGGAGGCCTATGCCGATACGATCACATTGCAACAGGCGCGGAAAGCGGTAAAGAAACTGCAACGGGATGTGAACCATCTGGAACGCCAGATCGCGGATTTGAAAAAGAATGACACCATTTTGCGCCAGGCGCTGGAAGAGGCCCGCGTTCGGGCCGTGGAAGACACGCAGACCATCAAAGCCCTGAAAAGCGGCGGAGGTGCGGTATGAGTATTTTCTATGTGAATCCGCTCACAGGAGACGATGGGGACGTTGGCGGCCTCGGGGATCCATGGCTTACCATCGATCACATCTGGAGTGTGGTTGGGCCGGATGACATCGTGCTGCTGTTTGACGACCTGACTGGCGGCTATACCGGCGATGACAACATGATTCGGCCGCCTGCCAGTTTCGGCGGCACCCCGGGCCATCCAATTAAACTGAAGGCCCTCAACGACGGCATGGTCTTGATTGACGGTCAATTCTCACGGCTGCCATTGTTGTTGGACGGCAATGAGTGGTTGGACTTTGAGGGATTCAACGCGGCACATTCCGATAGCAGTGTGACCGAAGGCGTCATCACGACAAACAATTTCTCGCACGATATCAACTTCCGCCGGATTGTCGCATGGGACGGCTCACAGACCGAGAATTCGCAGGTTTTTGAAACCAACAACTCCCAACGTGTCCTTTGGGAGGACTGCGCCGCATTCGGAACCGGCCGCAAGGCATTCTCCATTTATGAGTCCAACGATTGCACCGCGCGCCGTTGCTGGGGCCAGTGGCAGGATAACGTAGCCGTCAACCCACAGTTGGTGTTTACGAACTACTCTTCTTATGGTTCGCGGTTTGAGAATTGTATCGCCACGTGGGATGGCGGCCATACGATGTACTCGCCTGGATTGTTTATCGCCGGTCAGATGACTGGCGCCTCCACCATGCCATGGTCCGATAGCACATTGAATTCACATACGATTTTTGAAGGTTGCATCGGCTATCAACTGGGAAGCCAGGCCGGATATTGGGACGCTGGCGGAATTGATGCTGGCGCCTTTGTGGACTACATCACATTCAAAGACATGGCCTTCTACAGTGAGCAGAACGTGTTTGGTTATACCTATAGCGATCTGCGCGTTGTTCCCGAATTTGGAAACTCCATTCCGCATCAATCCGCCATCGCCCAAAACATCACCGTCATTCTTCCGGATCCATCCACGAGCGGCGGCGGCAACAATGACGGCTGGGGCCAACGGGAGACGCCGGGCGAGTGGACGCGCACGAATGAGAACAACGCCAATTCGGTTGCTGCGGCGTATCCCAGTGGCCAGAGCTTGTACCAAAACGATGGAACACGTGGCGCAACGATTTGTTTTGAAGTCGTTAATGGGGTGACCACTTCCACGCCATTATTCCCATGGAAGATGAATCAGAGAATTATTGATGCGATGTCCACGACGGCGTACACCGTGCGTGATGTCACCGCAGATGTCACTTCCATATGGGGAACACCGCCAACCATAACGCCTGGTTCGATACCGCCTATTGAGAATTTCGATTCTTACACCACGTCAGCTGATTACGAAGGTGCAACTGGTGGTTCAGGCGACTGGACAGGTCCGGCCGTAAAAGGCGACGGCGGCGCCATGACGATTGTGGTGGTGCCATTCGGCGGCGGCCAGGGTGGCAAGTGTTTGAAGTCCATCACGGGCGGTGCCGATACCTATTACTACCGGACGTTTCTCGGTGTCAGTAACAACGTTTTCACATGGGAGATGGCGTCCAACGTCACCAATCCCAACGATGATTCCTATGGCGTTTCGTTCCATGAAAGCGGCGTCAGCATTCGCACACAGGTCCAGTTCAGTAGCGGCGGAAATATTCGCGCCTACAATTACGACACCTCCAGTTGGGTCAATGTGCTGGTCGGTTTCGCCGCGAATACGTTTTACCGACTGGAACTTGCTATCGATCTGATTGGCCACCCGGACGAATACCGCGTGCGCGTCAATGAAGGCACATGGAGCGCGTGGATCGGAGCCGCGGGAACCATGACCGTGTTGAACCATATTCAGTTCAACAACTCCACTTCCAACGGCACCATCTGGTGGGATGCCATCGGTTGCACATCCGTCCCGGCGACGGCCGTCATCGGCCAGTTGCTGCTGGATAAGATCCTGAAGGACACACCATTTGCATTATTTCCGCTGTGGTTGTCTCTGCACACTGGGCCTCCGGGATTGAACGGAATCCATGAAGTGGTTGGCGGCAGTTACGGCCGCTTCGCGGCGTCGGAATCCTATTGGTCGACGCCGGCGTCGCGCTCCATCACCAACGTGACCCAAATGCAATTCAGCGCCATGCCGGCATGTACGGTTACCCATGTGGGGTTGTGGAGTTCATCCACTGGCGGAACGCCGATCCGGTTTGTCCCACTGAATAATCCACGGACGATCACGGCCGGACAGACGCCAAAGTTTTCCGTTGGTGCGGTCACATTCGCGTTGACGGATGATTTCAGCACTTACATGGCGAACGCGGTTCTGGGCTATTTGTTCAAAGGAACAGCCTTCACGTCGGCTCCAGCGTATTGGTCACTCCACACAGGAGCCAAAGACGCGACAGGTGGTCATGAAGTGACGGGCGGCAGTTATGCGCGGCAGGAAGCCACCATCGCCGACTGGGAGACCGCGGGGGAAAGTATCCTTGGGGACACAATCTTCTCGCTGGACTTCCAGGCATTGGTAGAGTTCGCGGGCATGCCGGCCGTTTCGTTAACGCGGCTGGGATTGTTTGACGCGAGCAGTTCCGGACATTTTCTGATGTGGGGGCCCAGCCAGGCTTTGGTGGTGGGCGGCGGGGATACGGTTTCGATTGATGGGACCGTGCCCGGCAATTTGGCGGCGACTCTAACTCAAATACCGTAGGAGGCGTGATAGTATCGCCCTGTCTTCTGCAGTTCTCATCTGACTTCATTTCCTCACCAGATTCTCTACAGGCGAAGCGGTCCACGACATGAACGAATCTCAATGCAGTTCTGGAGGTCGTATGCCTGGATATGGCTACCCGTTCCTGACAATCCTGACGCTTCTCTGTCTGGCCGGTGGCGCACTGACTCTGTGGTTGCCGCTGTTGACGATCAGTGCACGCATGAAGAACTGGATCAAACTCGCCGTGATCACGATGGTGGTGTTCTATTCCAGCATCATTTTGTACCGGGCCTTTACACGAACGCCGGTGTCCCTACGCTCCATCCGATGACGAAACTTCAAAAGGAACGCGGGCTGATCTGGCTGGTGTGTATGACGGTCATGATCTATTACCTGGTCCGTGGCGCTAACGTGTATGCCCAGTCCAGGCAGTATCAATACGATCTGGGACAGTCCGTGGTCCGGATCGAAGAGCGCCTGGATAACCACATTACCTCCGCGGACTCCGATCTTCAGGAATTGAAGCGGTACCGGCTGGAGTCGGATCGCCGCATTACGGCGTTGGAAGGGATCGCCGATCAGTCCTCTTTTCTGCTTCGGGCGATTGCCGCTGGAATCTTCGGCATTGTGATTGAGCGGTTTGCGACGTGGGCGAAGCGATTGCGGCGGCGCCCCGACAATGGCCGTAATCACGAAAACCAAAACGATTACGAAGAATAGGAGGAGCTGATGAGCCGACTACTGGACGATCTCCATCCTAGATCCCGGCCGCAGTTTTTCGAACTGCTCGCGCGCGCGACCGAAGCCGGCATCCCGCTGATGATTGTGTTCACCGGCCGCACGCGGGAGGAACAGGCCGCCCTCTACGCCATCGGCCGCACGGATGGCCAGCCGGCTTCCAAACAAGTGACGTGGACGCTGGATTCCAAACACGTCATGTCGCCGCTGCAGAACATGAAGAGTCTGGCGATCGATGTGTGCCCATTCGAAACGTTTGAACTACACGGTCCGGACAAACTCCAATGGAGCGGCGCGGATCCGGTGTGGCAAAAGATCGGCGCCATCGGGGAGGGTGTTGGATTGCTGTGGGGCGGCCGGTGGAAGACGCCCGACCTGGGTCATTTTGAATTTACTGGACCACTGACTTAAGGAGAACCCATGCTCAGTATCGCGAAGGCAAACGCGGCGGCCGCAGCGCCCACAGAACAGAACGGCTGGTCCGGCATCACCACGTTTCTGGCGGTGTCCGCGACGCTGTTGGTGTTTTTGATTGTCGTTGCGCTGATGTACAAAGATATTCCCGACAAGTCGTCCACAACACTCACGCTGGTTATCGGGATCATCATCGGCAAATGGGGCTCGATCTACGATTACTTTTTCGGATCCAGTTCCGGCAGCGCGGCGAAATCCAAATCCATTGAAAACCTTGTGGCCGATAACGCCGTCAGTAATGAAAAACCGCCCGAGGCCGAGGGGCTCGCGGATCGCATCACGCTCGCGTTCTATTCCGGCATGAAGGCCGCCGTAGATGGCAAGAAGATCGAAGAATGTCCGTACACCACCAAAGAAATGCGGGAAGCGTTTGAGAAGGGCTTCCGCGAATTCGAATCCAAACTCGTCAAACCAACTGCAGCATAGGGAGGCTCCATGTCATTTCTCAGTGTCCTGAAGAAAGTCGGCGCAAACGCGAACGCGGTCAATGGGGCCGTTGCGGACTATGGCCAGATGGCGAAGCTTGTTACCAGTTTCACACCCGGCGATCGCGACAATCAGATCGTGGGCGGTGTGGTCGACGTCTCCAAAAGTCTGGTCCGTTTTCAGGACATGATTGTGCAGGCTGAAGTGTTCGGGCAAGCGGCAGGACTGACCGGGCCTCAGAAAGCGGCAGGCATCGCGCCGGCCGTGGTCCAGTTGTTCCTCGAACTGCCGATCCTCAAGGACAAGAAGCCTAAGGATCCGGCAAAGACCAAAGCCGACGCCGCGAAACTCGCCGGCGCAGCGGCCGAGTTCATGAACGGTTTCGAGGGCTGAAGTTCGGTCGGGATATCAACGGAAGGGAGGTGAAATGCAATGCGAGAAGTTATCACGTGATATGGGTGAATCCAGTAGCCAGGCCAAACAACGCGCTTGTAACGGCGGTGTGGGGCCCAACCTGTATCAACGTGGTCATGGTCAGTGACGACAAGAAGATGGATGACACTTACGGCCGTCAGATTCGCCGCGAGACATCGTCGTCTCACAAATCGGTCACGCCAGCGCATGGATTCTATTGGATGTTTCCAGACGAAGAACAAAATCCAGTAGTTCAGGCCGTAGAGAAGTAAACCGCCCGCAACTGCGTCGGAACCGATGAGGGACCGCAAAGACGCAGTCCGCCTGGACTTATGCATTTTGCAAACCCAGAGGTAGAAGGTAAGATGCGCCACGAATGGCATGGTTTAGGAAATTCGACGATAGTGTTTCAGTATTTATGCGGTGGGGCGGCTGGGGCCTAGCCCTCTTAGGCATCTTAGGAATGACGCCATGGGCTTTGATTTCCTATTTCGTCGCCATTCCCCCACACTGGGTCTATTTGGGTGGATTAACGTGCTGGGGATTAACAGCTTTCGCGGCAAATCAAACATTTCGGATTCTTCAGGCCCGAAAGAAGCCGCTCCCCCAACTCGAACTGATTAATATTTCTTTTGCTCAGAATCGCCGCGTCTTGGCCGAAATACGCAATGCCTCTCCTTCAGTCACGATTTCTCATCCGATTGCGATGCTAGAAATAACCGATGGATCGAGGCGGGTACCCGTGAACCATCTCAGATGGAATCATAAGGCTCCGCATGACTATATCGGGCCGGGTCATAGCGGACTAGTGGAACTTGCCTATGAATCAGCCGGAATCCGAATTACCGGCGAAGCACCCGCGAAACTACCGGATGGGAAAATGAACTACCACAATGAATCCGTTCCGGAAAAAGTGAGAGTGCGCTTAATAGTTACGGGGTCGGGCGGAGTTTGGAAATTTAAATGGATTACGCTTCGCTATAATGCCGCTGATCGAAGTATAGAGATTCTCTAGGTTCTCTGCTTCCGCCACTGGATCGGCACCTTGCCGCGGACAAGTTCGAATCGATAACCCTCAAGCAAATCGCGATCGGGATTCCGCACCCAGGCCACTGCAATGCGCCGTGGGACTTTGAAGTACTGGTACCGTGCGCCGGTGTTCGTCGTGATCTGAAAGATGTCCTTCTGCCACGTCGCTTCCAGGTAGAGGTAGTGACTCAGTTTCATGTTGGGGCTGGTCAGCGGCTCGACCAGATGCGCGCAGTCGTATTTCCAGGCCCAGCATCCGGCGCACCAGTAGGCGTCGGGGTCATTGTGGATTGGCGAGTAACTGCCGCTATCGAACATGGGCGCTCACTTCTCGATCGGTTCGAGCACTTCCGGCCGGTTGTTTGCAGGCTTGTTCACCAGGGTCGAGACCTCTGCAGATTCCAACCACTTCGGCGGGCAAGGCCGCAGCAGCTTCTTCAGTACTTCCGGTTCGTGAACCTCCGGATCCAGCCACTCGTCCCATTGCTTCTCATTAAGAATGACCGGCATTCGATCGTGAATCTTCGCCATGAAGTCATTCGCGGACGTCGTCATAATCGAGAACGAGCGCTGTTCTTCTGGTGTGCCGGCGCGCCAGGCAGTCCAGATGCATGCCATAGACATGATGGGGCTGTCCTTCAGATAGATCTTGAACGGCCGTTTCGCGGCGCCTTCTTTCTTCCATTCAAAGAATCCGCTGACGGGCAAAAGGCAACGCCGCTGGAGGACCGGTTTCTTGTAGAGGCGGCTCTCAAAGACACCCTCGCTCCTGGCGTTGATCGTGGAAAACTTCATCTTGAATTCGGGCGACCATTCCGGAACCAGGCCCCACGTCATGGTGTCGATATTCCGAGCGCCATCGATCAACCGAACGATCAGAGAGTTTTGCGTCGGACTGAAGTTGTAATTGGGTTTCTCGAACGGGCTCTCGCCTCGCTGGAGTTTCCGGTTCAAGTAGACGAAGTACAGTTCATCAGCGGTGTAGGTGGAATAGGCGCGGCCGCACATGGGATACCTCCGGAAAAGTCAGTATACCGGAAGGGTCCGCTTGGACATCTGCGGCACTCGAAGTTTGTGGCGCTACGGGAGGATAAGAAGGTGAGGGTGGTGCGGCAAGACGAAACCGATAGCCGCTAAAAGATCAACCGAAAAATTGGAAATCATCGTCCTATGTTGTGCGTAACAGATAAAGCTGATACTACATCTGGTGTTTTGGACGGTCATCGTCTAAAGTGAAAACGGCTCCGGGATCTCACTCCCGAAGCCGTTGACCCAACCCGGTGTTGATGGGGTGGATGTAGAACTAAGATAGCTGCATCATAGCCTCGACGACAAGCCCCGTCAACACTGGAAACTGCAATCTCTCAACGCGAAATCTGAGTTGTTGAGCTTTCAATTTAATAGGAGTTTCCATGGCTAAGAACGAAAAGACGTCTGCAAAGGTCGCATCCCAGGCAGCAAAGGTGCTGGCTAATCCGAATGCTTCAGCGAAGGCGAAGAGTATTGCAGGATCGGCGTTGACACAGGTCCGCGACCATAAGACTAAGAAGTAGGTACTAGATGGGGCGTCGCCTTTTGTTGGGAGAATCCGCAGAAGCCGGCGCTCCACCGAATTCACAACAGGAAGGATACACAATGTCAAAGGCGCAACCAGAATTGAGACCGCTGTCGAGGGCATGCCCAAAGTGTGGCGGCCTGGTTCGGTCCGACATCAATGAGGACGGAAGAAGAATGACAGCTGGAGAGCACACAAGAGACTATCTTTTAGAGCAGATTGCCTCCGGAAGTTTGGAGCTGCATTGCCCATGTGGCGGAAGCTGGAAACCAGAACCGGAAGATCTGTCGCAAATAAAAAACAACTTAGATTTCGCAAGATCGCAACTGGGTTAGAAGCCGGCAATGTCTCGAGAGAATATTAGGAACTGGTTGCTTGCAGCCTCTGGGGCAATTTTCTTGATTGCGCTTTCGCAGTATTCTGCGCCGACCTGGATTTTGGTGATGACTGCGGTGATATTCGTCGGAGTAGCATTGCTTTTGGAACGGCTCCTAAAACGACGCGGATTATTCGCCATTATCGCAGTTATATGGATAGTCATCACGGTCATTGGATTGGTATCTCGTCCCAAGCGATTCACTGCATTTTCAGAAGTTGCTTACTGGTGGTTTCTACCCAGAGATTCGGAGGGGAGGTACTGGCGTGCGGTTAACGAAGGAACAAAAAACTGCGAAAAATATCTTATTGACCTTCTTCTTGTAGTCAGACTGGAAAACGTTCACAGTGAACCAGCATTCTTGGATCAGATCGAAGTCGAAGCGCAAGCTGTAGATGGCAATTGGCTCAAATTGCTCCGCGTTGACACTGACGAACATTGGAAGAACTATTCTGAGCAGGTTGGCAAATTCCCGATTGCTCTGCAGTTAAATCCCGATTTGTTGACGCTGCAACTGAAAGATAGCGTGCTCCGCCCGAACGAGCCAATTCGAGGATCGATACTCCTTCAATATCCCGCTACGAAGAACATTTGGACGCCGCACTTAAGGCTTCTGGTTGCCGATAGACTCGGTGCAGAAAAGCTCGATTTACCACAGATCCAATCTTCCATACGGGATTTCGAATTCAAGGCGGGAGCAAGCGTAGATCTCAGTAGCTGTCACATTTTGGGTCGCCAAGAACTATTGAACGTAGCTTTTTTCAAATGGAAGTGACGGCCATCGTATGTCAATCGTGGGCCTCATTTCGGCAACTCCCTGACTTGCAGATCACTCGGCCATTCCTCCATCGCCCCACCCTTCCTGCTCTTCAGATAGATGGCAGCGGCTTCTAACTCCTCATTGAGCTGAACGAATGGATTGCTGCCAAGCTGCTTCACAAAGCACGCCACTCCCGCCGCCTTGCACTGCTGCACGACGGACCGCGCCCACTGGATATCAAACAGCCGGGCGCCGGGCCCACTCTCTCCACCCATGATCACTTGATGAATTGCGCGCAGATCCAGCACTCCGACATCTTCGAGCAACGGTTCAACGGAAAGAAAGCGGACCGCAGCCGGGATCTCTCGCAAGATATCGATTCGACTTTTATACTGCTGATTCTCCACCGAGACACCGAGCCAGACGTTGCGAAGTGGCAGAGTCGGTGTCAGATGTGGCGGAATCCGATCCGGTATCGGCATCGGTGGTTTGGCAAACGTGAGCATTTGACACGCGATCTTGAATGCGCGATCAGGATCATTCCAATACTCCATTGCTCGCTGCGCACGCTTCGTGAGCACCTGCCAGGTCACATCCCATCTCAGCGCGAAAACTGCGAAGAGCTTATCGAGCAATTCGAACGGAACCCAATCTCCGAAGATATCTGTCATATCGCCAATGAAGCACATCTTCCCGGAGGCTTGTTTGAGCGTCAGCATCTGGTGAAGTTCTTTCTCGTCGAGAAAAGGGGTCAGACTCTTCATGTTCTCAACTGTGAACTTCTTGCCGTGTCGTCCCCAGCGAGGCGCCAGCGTTTCGGCATAGCAATGGAGGCAGCCAGTCGACGCGTGAATGCAAGCGTGAACAATGTTGCCGTCCGCGTCGCGATACCTCAACGGATTTGCAGTGTACTGCGTCCATTCTATGGGTGACAGCTGCATTACCAAAGCTCCTCGGTGTATCGAATCCCCTGAAACCCGCGGCGTAATATCGGCTCCGGCGGCCGGCTGACGGGCGGTGTACAAACCGCCCACACCTTCGGTTTCCGAATGGTCTCGTCCCAACACTTCCTAGCCTCTCCTGGTTCGTAGCCAGCCAAGTTCAGCCGGACATCGATCTCTCCATCAATGATGAGGTAGATGTGCAGGACATCCAAGCGCGGCACGCACTGAAGCGCGATATAGATACAGTCCAGTTTGCCGGCTTCCAACATTTTCATTGACTGCCGGTACCGTTTCGCACCGATGGATTCCTCGCGAGAGTTGATACCGGCCGCGAAGGCGGCACGCGGCCCATACAGACTGGGCAGGGTCCGGATGATTCCAGTCGGCCGTTCGCTTTCCCGGCCGCGCACCGTTCCGTCTTTGGTCATGGCTTCTCCGTTAGATCGGCGAATCGATTCATTGCCGAAGTGAGGCGATCCATCGTTTCAATCAGGGCTGCCGCTTGATTGGAAAACTCATCCATCGATCGTTGATGACGTTCGAGCGCCGAAGAAATATTCGACGCAGCGCTCTGCATGTCGGACGCTGCGCTTTGAATCGCGCTTCCTGCACGACGCACATCTTCGGATCCGTTGAGATACATGGAGTCCATAGTTTTAATTCTTCGGCTTCCGCGAAGTCTTCCCGCCTCGAGGCCGATTGGCATGGCTGGTGTCCTTCGTGTCATCGACGGCCGCCTCCATCCCCGGCAACACCACTTCCGCGCCGTCTTCCTTCATGGCCGCCTCGCGCTCGGCCAGGATCCGCGCTTCCGCCTGGGCCGGGGTTTCCTTCGTGACCAGCAGCGTGACTTCGGTCGAACTGCGCCGGACATCCTTCTGGCAGTAGTAGATCTTCTCCTTGTCGCGGTAGATGGCGCGGTCGTCGCAGTACTCGCACTGGGGATTGTTGATGGTGTCGTTGACATCGGCATCGGGAAAGAGCTGGCCCTGCATCACAGCGAACGTCAGATGTACTTTCTCCCGGAAGTATTTATCCATCATTTTCACCGCGAGTTCGTTTTTGGGCAGCTCTGCGTTGAAGATCAGGGTGAAGTTTGGATCGTCGGGAAAGACCTTCCTGGCGCTTATATTGGAAATCTGAACTCCCTGAAGCAGCACTCCCATCATATCCATCTTCGGATCATCGACAGGATGCAACTCCATCGTTTGGAGCGGAATCATCCCGATTTCAAATTGCGCCGCGTCCATTTCCAGAACCGGGTGGAACGCGCCGCCTTCATCCTTCTTGAAGAGAAGTCCTGCGATGGCGGGAGAGACTTCGGCGGCGAGTTCATGATTCACGGGCGTAATGTAAAATGTGAATCGCACGAACTTCTTCTCCTCTTTGCCTTCGAGGGATGCCTTCTGGACGTACGCCTGTACTTTAGGAGTTTGGAGCATGATCGATTCTCTTGAGTAAGTACCCCCACCCAATGGGCCGCTGGCGCGGAGTTATTCGAAAAGTGTTTCCGATGCGCGGAGTTCACCGCGGCCTTCTGCAAGTTCCAGCGTGCGCAGTCGGCTCAAGTAGGTATTGAACGATCCGCTGGTGTGGCTAAGTTCCGCGGCGGTGCCAAGCTCTTCTTTCGACATGGACTTGGGATAGGCCTGCGCCAGAACTCGTAAGATGCGCGCGGCGCCGCCATCGCCGAGTTCGCTCAGCCAGTAGTTGAGAAGTTCCGGACCTTGAGGCAAGGGATCGAAATTCCCAAGTGCCTCCAGTCCACCATCCGTGATTCGAAGCATTCCGCGTTCGCCTTCAATCCATCCTGAGGACCGGCCTTTACTGAGATAGGTGTTGAACGAACCGCTCTTGCTGGAGAGGCCCGCGAGAATGCCAACCTGCCGGGCGGACCGGCCCTGTGGATACTGTGCCAATGCGATTAAGATGCGGCGGAGTCCGGAGTTGCCGAGCTCCGAAGAGGCGGCAACTGGCGATTTGCGCATTTTGTCAAACGGACCGGAATGCTTGACGATCGGCGGCTGTGGCATCTTCAAATGTCCGATTCTTGCGGACGGTTGCTGTGAGCCGGGACGCAGGGCCTTGGAAAGGACCGTTTCAACATCTCGGACTGCCATCATTAATGTCGAGGCCTTATCCTGAAGTTGCGAGACGTCGGTCCAGAACTTTGAAAGAAACTCCCGATCCGCGTCCGTGAGAACCGATACCTCGACAATCTTCGGCGGTAGTGCCGGAGCGGAGTTTGATTGAAACGTATTGGCCTTTTTCAGTTCTGCCGCGAGAGCAAGAATCTGCTTGCGGAGCTCCTTCGGATCGTCGGCTTTCGACTTCTCAATCGTTGCCGCCATATCGGCTGTCAATCGCTCCACATCGATCGGCGTCAACACCTGCTCCCTTGTCCGCGCTCCGACCTTCGGCGTCATTGAGACATCGGCGGTTGTCTTCGGCAAGATGTGAATTGTTTTAGAGATGTTCAAAAAGGTGGGACTCCACACGTGCGGCTCACCAACCTTCAGCTTTGGTAGAACACTCTCGATGTCTTCATCAATGCCAGCCTGGCGCGTCCAATCGGCGATCGCCTTGCGCTCCTGTGGTCCCGTCATGTTGAAGGCGAACAAGGTGCCAGATTGATTCAGAACCTTTTTGTTCACTTCCTGGGGGCGCTGACTCAGAAGCGTGCCGCCGATTCCAAAGCCGCGGCCGAGCTTCCACAAGCGTTCAAAGTGGTGAAGCATGTGGGCTTCATTTGGAGCATTGTTCTGCGGCGCAAATTCTTGGCATTCTTCCAGGAACAAATGGACAGCAGAAGGTGACGCCTTCTTTCGATTGAAAAAACGCTCAATGAAATCCGATGCAAACCGCACCTGTTCCGACCGAATGAATTGCGAGACATCGAGCACGACAGAAAGTCCGCGATCCACTATGAGATCCGCCATGAGCTTTCCACCCGTGGGTTCCAGAGGAAAGTCTCCATGGAGACCACCGAAGATATAGACGTTCCAGGAGCCGCCGATCCGGATGCCGTACCATGCGCCGACGGGATCCAGTGCGATGGTTTGCGCGCCAGCTTCGCGCATCAGTTCCTTGAGTTTCATGGCGGCATAGGTTTTTCCACTGCCCGTGCGGCCGAGGAACGCCAACTTCTCGGTAACGACTTCGAGCGGGAGAGTCAGATCGGTTGCGATTTGCAGTTTCAATTTTCAATCCTCTTGAAGTCGATACACCAACACCAGTCGTTCCGATCCCATGCGTCTTTGCCGTTCGTGTCGTCCCAGAGTTCAGCAAATAGCGTCTTAAGGCTCTGATAGTCCGATTCAGTCTGTACGCCCTCTGCTAGACAGTCCTCAGGAGTTATGTCCTGAACCCGCTCGACGCGAATGCCGGTGATTTCCAGAGTGAGTCTGGAGGCCCAGCGCGGCATGTGGATTGATGGCACCGGCTTGTAGCAAGTCTTCATTGACTCGGCTGTTACTTTCCCCGGAAGCGTCTCAATGAATTCGCCGGTATCGGAAACCTTACAGATTCCCGGCGTGGACTTATATGCGAAGAAGCGTTTCTCAGAGCGGTCCATCCATCCGGATTCCCGCACCCACAGCCGGTCTCCGGGCTGGCCGTAGGGGCACGGCGCTCCGCTGGTTCCGTTCCCATGTCCGGTATCTTTCAGTACCCAAGTCCATGTTCCGATCGAAGTCAGGTACGGCACGATTGGCTGACGACCGACGCCTCCATTTGGCTGTGGTTGCGGCTTCACAATCCGCCGCGTCTGCGTCTTCCGGCCTTCCAAAATTCCGTTAATGCTTCTGGCGTGCATGAGAATGGGTCTTTCCTTCACGTCTGCACCTCTCCACCCAATACAAACGTCTTCCCATTGTTCCGCCATACGTTGAAGTGCGCCCGGCAGAGATCGAGCTCGGGCCCGATGTTGTTTCGGCAGTGCTCGCACATCCAGGTATCGCAGGTGCCTTTCTTGTTGTCGCGGAAAACGGGGTGATCACACTGGAACTCCGCGACGTTCCGGCAGTAGTGGCAGATCACGCGGCGCCTCGAACGGCCGCACACGAGCCCGGTCACGCCGTTGCCGAGGTCGATGGGGGAGCAGGTCATGCCAGCACCTTTTGAAGATTGGTCAGTCGCTGCTTCTGCAAATCCTGGTATCCAAGGTCGATGGATAATCCACGCCGACTGTGTTTCTCCGCGACCATCGCAACGGTACCGGTACCAGCGAAAGGATCCAGTACCGAATCTCCGGTGCGGGAACCTGCCAGAATGCATGGCTCGATCAGAGCTGGCGGGAATGTCGCATAGTGAGCTTCGGAATACTTCGACACGCTGACTGTCCAGACCGAGCGTTTATTTCTGCCGCGCTCCGAATAGTCAATTCTCGCCAGAGTTCGCGCCCTGGTATTGGGCGGACGCGCTCCGGACTCTTCAGCCCTTCCATCGCGTCCATTGTCTCGCCCACTATCGGTGGCCGCTTCTTTGATTGAGTCCGCATCGTAGTAGTAACGTTCTGACTTTGTCAGTAGGAAGATATATTCGTGCGAGCGTGTCGGCCTGTCCGTGACACTCTCCGGCATGGGATTCGGTTTCGCCCAAATGATATCGGAGCGGAGATACCATCCTCGAGATTGTAGAGCGAAGGCAACTTTCCACGGGATGCCGATCAGGTCTTTTGGCTTCAGGCCGGGCAGCGGCATTCGATTCGGCTGAGTTCCAGTCATTCCTGCACGAATGAACCTTTCTCCCTGTGCGCCTCCGCCCGGGGCCCGGCCAACGGAACCGCCGCCTGTCGCGTAGGAATCTCCGAGATTCAACCAGAGCGTTCCGTCCGGCTTCAGCACGCGCCAGACTTCGGCGAACGCCTCGAGGAGCGCCGCAACGTATTCGTCCGGGGTTTTCTCCAATCCAATCTGGCCAGCGTTGCCATAGTCGCGAAGTCCAAAGTACGGAGGACTTGTCACGACGCATTGAATGGATTCGTCTGCAATCGGCAGGTGTCGTGCATCGGCGCGAATGCGGCCGTCGAAAGTCATGCGCGACACCCGCCGTACTTCACCTTCGTCTCCACATGCCGCGTCGTCGCCTCGCTCGGGCTGTTCTGATCGGTTTCAATGGGCTCGTGACAGAAAAAGCAGAGCCCTGTTGGCTCCCATCGCTCCATGGTGACGGGCTTCTCCTCCGTGACGATCTGGCGCTCCGGGCGTTTAGGTTGCTTCGTCTTCATGCCGCCTTCACCAGTAAATGCAGTCCCATTGCCGAATACCCCTCGCGTTTCCATCCGGCACACTTGAAGCAGTAGCCGGGATTGACGCTCTCAATCTTTTCGGGATTGATGTACGTGAACATCCGCCCTCGGCCCCAGCGTTCACGGGCGATTCCTTCACATTCCAGAATCACTTCCGAACTCCGACGCGGTCCTTCGTTGCGGAAAATCGAACAGTAATAGCCGTCCTGCTTGTCAGCGCGCTTCTCCGGAATCTGCCAGTTCCACGCGAATAGCAATCGGCCCTCGGCGTCGCGGATGCAAATCGTCCGGCCCGGAGGAAGGAACTGACGATGCCCAATGGTGCGCCGGGAGTAATGCCGATCGGCGATTGCTGCCATCTCTGGATCGAATTTGTTGGTAACGACAAGGTCGTTGGTGAAAGGGAGGATCACGCCTTCGCCCCCATGAACTTCAGCGCCGGCATGTCCTTGATCAGGATCCGGGCGATCTCCATCGTTAGTTGGATGTCATACATGGCGTCGTGCGCCTTCTCCTCATCGACGGTGATTCCCATGTGTTTTGCAACGGTGATCAGCTTGAAGTTCTCGAGCTGGTGACGCGTGGACATCAGCCGAATGCCGGCGAGCTTCGAAACGTCGAGAATGGGCCACCAAAAGAAGCTTCCGAAGTATTTGTCCTGGTTCTTCTCAAACCATCGGCGCAGGAATGCCGCGTCAAAATCCGCGTTGTAGCCCAGAAGGTGCAGCTTGTCCGCCCGCTGGTACTTGTCGCAGTGCTTCGAAAGCAGGGAAGTGAAGCTGCGATAGGTGGTCTTCGGATCCGGGAATGTGGCAATCATTTCGCGCGTGAGGCCGTTGACCTCGAGGGCTTCGTCTTCAAGGACATCGCCCGGGAACGGCGCACTTTGAAGATTGAAGGTATCGACCTGCTTGCCGTCGACGAAGATGGAACCGGCCAGCTGCAGCAGGGCGTGCTTATTGAAATCGGTGCCGGAGGTCTCCACGTCAATAAATAGGCATTTCATTCGACACGCGCCTTTGCGATCGCTGCGGCCAGCATTTCCCGATAGGGTCCGTGGAATTGATCCTGAAGTTTCTGAAGGGGATCATCCGGATCGCTAACCCGGACACTTTCGATCCACTTCAGCGTCTTTTCGCAGGCTGCCAATAGATCCGCGAATGCGCTCGCCGTCAGCGCCACACGATAGATCTTCGGCGCGTGCCAGTCGGGGTCATGGATGATCGTGTTCGGGCCGGGGTAGTTTTTCCGGAAATACTCCATGAACGTTTCGGGAGTTTTCATTCCGATTCCTCTTTTTCTTCGAACAAGCGTTCCCACTCGAAAGCGAAATCAATCAACTCCTGATGGACTTCTTTGGCAAACTGCCGCTCCGGAGGCGGGCAGTGCATCGCAACGACAGAAAGCTTTCCGATGAGCGTGTGGAAGCGCTCCATGGCCCAATCGTATTCTTTGCCGGTAAACTCGAACATTTGCTGAGGGTCCGTCACTTCTTCTCTGCCTTTCTGCGCTCCGCCGCGTACCGCTCCAGCATCACCGGACATTCGAAGTCGCAATCTTCGGAACCGGCCGCGCCGCAAAGCCCGTCCGGCCCCATGTGACAATCAAAGGGCAGTTCGTCTTCGTCTTCTTCGAACTGCGTATCGTCATCGTCGTAACCATCTCCCGCGAATATCGGTGAAGCATGGTAGTGACATTCATCCTCCGGTTCCTTGCCGCACGAACTGCAGACATTGATTCGCGGGCCCTCGACGAAATAGTGCAGTTCCGTCATTTCCTCTTTCCCCTGAGTCGCGCTTCGATCCCCTGCAGGAAAGACAACTCACCCTCGCTGATGTTGGTGCGTTCGGAGAACTGCTTCGCCCGATCCCGCGTGCGCGTGTAGAACTCGTTGGAGGCTCTCCCGCTGTCGGTATTCGAAAACTCCGCACCGGCGGCAATCTTGTCCCGGATCTTCCGGAGCAATTCGAGGGCAAGTAAGGTGCGGGAAGAATCGAAGCTGCTCATCCGATCGGCCTCAACGCCCGCGGCCTTGACTCGTCTTCGGCGACTTGCCCCTCCGCCACTTCGATGACGCGCTGGCCCAGCTGCGATTCCTTGCGGGTCTGTTTGAATCCAATCCAAACCAGGTACCCCAAAAGCGCGTGCCCGAGGGCGCTGGTGAACACGATGTAGAAATCTCCGAGGGTGGGGATCATGCGAGACCTCTCTTAATCAGTAAGCAGAATTCGTTGAGTTCGGCGTGGATGCCATCCAGTAATGCGAGGTCCGGCTCTTCACATTCCGGGCCATCGCTGAGACCGAGTAGTACCTTGTGAAACAGTGCCTGCGCTCCCGCGTAAAATGCGCGCCGGGTTTCAATAATCTGAGTCGACGATGCACTCGCCGGAAGAATCGCCAGATAGGTCTGCCAGAGTTCGTCCATGATTTTCGGACTATTCATGACGTCAGATCCTCATTCGTGCCAGGCGGCTGTTTGGCATGACCGAAGCAACCTCCACAGTCCAGCCGCCAGGTCCTGGTTAGAGGAGTTGGCAGCGTCCTTGCCTTCAGCCCGCTGCCACTTCCTTAAAACACCGGACACACCGCCCGGTGACTCCCTCAATTGGCAGAGGGAATTTGAAATCCGCAACTGCCGGACAACTCACCGGCCGCTTCACAGATCAGGCCGCGCCTACGTTGCTTGCCCTGAACCTCCGTGCGCATCACGGAAGAGAGTTGCGGAAACCTGCGGCCCGTTTCTTGCTGCGGTGGGCCAGCCCGAGACGTTTCTAGTGACATTTAAAAGGTCCGTCTCCCACGTCCAAAGTCATCCAGACCCGAGACTTCAATTCCTCGCCGCCATCCGCATCACCCGCTGCTGCCGGATTGCCACCCGCGCCACAGCCACCAACTTGACCCAGCACGGATCAGCCGCTTCTCCCGGTGTCATCTTGCGAAGCTGCCCAAACTCCGAAATCGAAACCTCGCCGCAATTCACGCAGGCGGCGCCGGAGTAGGGAAGCGAGGCGGCCGTCTGCTCCACAAAGGGAGAGAATGGCGATTGGCATTCTGGGCAATTCATGCAAGCTTTCGGATTTCCAGTGGACGGTGTTCTCCGTCCGGCCCATCCTCGACAATCCCTAATACCATCTGAACGCCCATCTCCACGGCAACATCGGCCAGCATCCGCAGACTGGCATGATCCAAAGCTTCTGCGCCGTCGATGGCAATGAATGGCAGCGATCCGGAACGCAGCATCGCCACCTCAATGGCGAGACGCATCCGCCGGGATTCATTGACGCGATCAAACGGAATTCCATCGACGTAGATGTCGCCGTCGACGAGCGTCACGCCTTTGATGGGTAGGCTCTCCAATAGGTTTCCCCGGACGCTGTCGAGTTCGGAGAGTGCCGTCGTCAGGGATTCGGAATCCGCTTCGAGCGTCGCCGCGCTAGATTCCATGCGGGCGATATGATCGCGGGCGGACTGGGCACGAATGAAGGCGTCCGAGTTGGCACGAGCGGTGGCCAGGGCGGATTCAAATTCCTGAGTTTTCGCTGCGCGATTTTCGGAGAGAGCATCCATACGCTTCCTTGCGGAAGTACTGACCGAATCAATCTCCTGAGTGGCCGCTGCTCGAATTGCGTCGACTCCCGCGGCGTGCTTTTTTCGGACCGCCTCAATTTCCTTATCCAGCGCACGGGCTGCATCTTCGAGCCGGAGACGCATCTCTTCTTTCAGATCATTCACGCGATCATTCGCAACGGCCACGATCGATGCTTTTTCTTTCTCGAATTTGTCCCGGAAGTCGGAGTACTCCAACTCCACGGAATTCAGCACCGTCTTTGCATTGGCTGCCGTGGCCTCCGTCGGCAGTGCCTTCGTCATCTCCAGCACCGACGCGCGCTTCTCCTTCGCCGATCGGTTGATGTCGCGGCGCTGGTCTTCGAGATCCTTCTGGATGCCGGCAAGAACCTGCAGGGCGTGCTGCGACAAATCCGGAGCGCTGGCGCAGAGCTCCTTGATCCCGGCCAGGTCGACAGGATTGACCGCCATCGGGATTGCCGACAACAGCAACTCGACGCGCCGCTCCGGCTTTGCCTGCAGGAAATCGATGGGATTGATGGCGAACGCATCGCGCAGGTTGTCGAGATAGGCCGCAGGCTTCGAGAGTTTTCCGAAATCCGGATGCGTGACCTGCGTTTTGGAGTCGGTCTCGCGGATGCGCTTTTCAATCTCGACGCCATCGGAGAGGATCAATCCCACTTCAGCGGATTCCTCGCCCTGGCGGATGAGCGAACCGTCATGGCCACCCCTCAAAGCCGATTTGAATCCTTCAAGAATTGTGGTCTTGCCGACGCCGTTCGAGCCGCGAACCAGTGTCACCTTGCCGGGTTCAATTTCGGCATCGCTGATGCCCATAAAATTATGGAGTCGGAGTTTCACCACGCGCACCGCGGGCTTGTCGTTTTTACTTCGCATCGGATTCCTCCTGCCCGCCGGCTTCGCACCAGCGCCGGCATCGATCGAAATGTTTCTGCCGCAGTTGGGACGTCAGCTTGATATCGAAGGCGGCAAGGATCCACGCCTTAAAGGTTTTCAGTTGGATGTTCTGCTGCGTGCGGATGGATTCGAGCTGATCCTGCTGGTCTTCGGTGAGTGAAGCTTCCGGATCTACCCCGGTTGACGAAGTCGCGGAAGCTTCGGGTTTGGTTGCCTCGGACGTCGTGCCACCTTGGGTGGCGGCTTTCTTGCGTTGCTCTTCAAGCGTCTCGACTTTTGCAGATCCGTTGCCCTTGACCTGATCGAGCCCATCGTTGCCATGACCGCGGTTCTGTTCGGTGCCGGGCTTCAGGGACTCGAGGTCGACGGTCCCTTTCTCGCGCTCCTGGGCTTCGGCTGGAAATTCAAACTCCACGTCGAACGTTCCATCGTCATTGGTCTGGAGTTTGGCTTTCTTTCCATTGTCGGCAGCATCGTCCATCATCATCACCGCTGCCATTTCCGGAGACTTGGGGCAATACTTCAGCGTGCGCTTCAGGATCGTCTTCATGGCCATCGGCACCGGATGTTCCGCCCAGGGCGTGTTGGCCTTGAATCCTTTCCCCTCCGCCGTTTTCGAAAATCGTCTCGCGTGCGCGATCGCCTCGGCCATCGACATCTGATCCCACTGCACGCCGCCATTGGTGAATCGGATGATGCAATACACGTGCGTGCATTCGCGGTTGGGATCGTCGGCTCCTTCGCCTTCCATTGGAACGTGTTCGATCGTCGGCTCCAGCCCAAAACGAAACAGGTAATGATCGCCCTTGTAGACGGCGCGGCACTGGACGTCCTTAATGTTTCCGGATCGTCGCGCGAGATCGAGCAGTCCTTGATACATGGGCTGGAATTGACACTCGCCCTTGTAGGGAACCAAGGCACCGTGCCCGAGCGGACCGGACGGCTCGAGCCCGAGGATCGCCGCGGTCATGATGGAACCGGCGATCGACTCCATTGAGCAGTCGAGCAGCTTGGGATTCCGGCGCATCGCCGTAAAGGCAATCATCGACATGCGTTCGGGTGTCATGTGCTTCGGAAGCACCGCCGCGATGCTGGGCTTCATCTTCTGCAATAGTGCGAGCGCGGTCTTCGCACCTTCTTTTTCTCGGGTCTGGACAGCGGTTTCAGCCATGGTTCAGCGTTCCTTTCATTTCTTCCATTGGAATGGTTTTGAGTCGACCGACTTGACATCGACGTGTTTGGAGCACAGCGACACGCTGGCCCCGCTGACAAGTTTGGATACGAGGACTTCGTTGAGGCCTTCTCCGCAGACGTAGCAGCCTTCGCTGGTGTTTGGCGGTACCGGGCGGGTGGCGTTTTCCATTCCCATGATTACTCTCCCTGTTCGATCACTACAGATTTGGGTTTCTTGAAATAGCGGCAGGTCGAAGCGAATCCACACCACTTCATGCTGCAGCGCCAGTCGGTGGGCTGGGCGGGAACAAAGACACCTTTCTGAATGGCTTCGGCGGCGTTCTCGATGCGCGACATCAGGACGCGGAAATCATCGTCGTTGCGTGTGGACGTGAAGCTTTTCGCCACGGGCGTCTTGTTGTCGACGAGGTAGTCGAGGACGAAGCGCTCCGGAGTCACACCGTCGAGCACCTTCAGCGCGAGGGAATACATGGTGCCCTGATCGGACAGGTCCGCAATGTTGGCGACGGGACTCTTGCCGGAGGTCTTTGTATCGCGCGGGCCTTCCTTTTCCTGTACATCGATTTCACCCACCAGATCAAAAGGGAAGCCCGGGATCTCGATCGACCACTTCCGCGCGACGTGGATCGGGTTGATCTTCGGCGCAATCTCACGGGCGTGGAGCGCAGCCAGGCGTATGGACTTATCGATTACGGCGCCGCGTGTTGCAGATTCCCCGGCCGCTTTCTCATCCGCCGTCATCACGATCGTGCGTAGCTTCCATTCCGACTCGACCACGTCGCGGGCCTTATCCTTGATCTGTTCGATCGGCAGTAGGGCGCCAGTGGTGATTTTGCTTTCGAGGTTCATCGTCACAGAACGGTCGACGGCAATACCGGCAAGGATCGCGGCGTTGGCATCGGGCCGTTCTTTCTCGATATAGATGCGGCGGAACTGCTCGCCGCAGCCCCAAAGCTTGTCGAGCCCGGAGAAGTGGAGTTGCGGGCGCTTCGGGGCCTGGTATCCGGTGGATGGTTCGAGATTGGGCTCTGTGCCCTGTAGTGTGCTCATGATTACCTTTCGTATGAAAAGAACGGGTTCTGGCGTCCGCTGATGGTCGGGTATCGCTTCTGCTCGTGGGACTGGCTGGGAATCGACTTCGGGAATTCCTTCATATGCGCTTCGAATTGAATGAGTCCCGTGATGCAATCGAGGCATCGCAGTTCACCATCCACCACGGCGGCGGCCGGGTTATCGAAGTGGCAGGTTTCGCAGGTGAGGCCCTCGAAGTCTGGCTTCATGGCTGGATCCCTCCCGCGAGAGCGAACGCGCCCAGGATGACGGCGGCGACTGTGAATACAATCAGGAGGTACAAGCTGGTTCGACTATTCACAGCAAGCCTTCTTCGGGCTGACGCACTCTTTGCAGACGCGCAGCTTGCCGATGGGAACTAGATCCAAGGTCTCGCCGGAACACACGTCGCAACGAATCAGGCCGAGGTCTTCGTAGAATTGTTCCAGCGTGACGCTCATGCCGCCCTCCGATTGTTCGCCTGTTCTTTACGGGTCGCCCATTTACAGTTCCCGGGCTCGTAGTTGCCGTCGTTGTTGATGCGTTCAATGGAATGGCCTGCGGGACGAGATCCCATATCGGACATGAAGGCTTCAAAGGATTGCCAGCGTTCACAGACTGCGATTCCACGTCCGCCGTAGTTCTGGTAATTGCGGACATGAGGATTGGTGCAGCGCTGCTTCATGGAACGCCAGACGCTATACTCCGGGACGCTTTTAACTCCGACGAGCGAGGCTCCGAGCTTTCGGCGTAGCAAGCACCCGCAAGAACGCCCCTCTTTTGTGCGGTACGTACTCTTAATGACGAGCGCTCCACATTCGCAACGGGAACGCCAGTAGTGCAGCCTTCCTCTTTTTTCTTCGTATCGAAGGACGGTTAATTTGCCGAACCGGGTTCCGGTAATGTCTTTGACCACTTTCGACAAGACGCACCTCTCCTCTCTGATCCATTCGTCGTTAAATCCGGATGTCGTTGGGTGCCTGCCAGAGCGCCCGTCAATCCCGATGTGTTGTTAACTAAGAAGCCATTCCTTCAAGGTTGGCTTCCGCTCCGCTACTTTCCCTTGAGCCTCAAGACGGCTCCACGTTGTAACTCCGTCGCTCACGTATTTGCATGTTTGCCGGTAGCACGGCTCGCAGAGTTCCCGCGCATAACTCCCGGACCGCTGACAGCCTCTCTTCCGACACATTCGCGACGAAACGGCAACGGTCGTTTCCCTTGCAGGTTTCACGCATATTTCTTTCTTCGCGGCTGAACCAAAATGTCTTCCATGACGATGTCAAATCCTTCGCTACGGAAACCTTCAATGAGCCGCAACGCTGTGGATTGGTGCGCCCGGCCAGTTTTCAACGCACGTCCGATGGTTGTGTATGGAACGCCAGTCAACTCCTCGGCAGCGCGAAGAGTTTTCCCGCTGACCGTGATCGCCTCCTGAACTTTTCTGAAGTCGTACCGCATGGCACGTATTTATGTCAGAGACACGAAACAATGTCAAGCAGTTTGTTTCAGAAATTCTCAGCGACCGGTTTACCCTCTCTGACATGGTCGATATGGGTAGGATTGCGGAAGACCTACGCGCGTTACGAAAATCGAAAAATCTGAGTACTCGTGCGCTCGCAGAGAAGATTGATATTTCCTATGCAACCGTTCAGGCGATCGAGAAGAAACAGCGGGCTCCTAAAATTACAGTCCTGGATGCCTGGCTGAATCATTTCGGAAAGGCCATGATTCCTTACTTAAACGAAATGGCAGATAGCGAGGAGCTGGATTCCATCGCCGCTCAAAGAGAAACGATTCGTTTATTGAAGATTGCGCTGGTGCTGCCAGAAAAGCGTAAGGCGCTTGAAGGATTTATCGACGCACTCTTAGCCGACGAGAAACGAAGCGAAAAATCTCAGAAATGACAATGCGCAGTCCGCTACGCTCCTCGGGGTATCCATTCAGAACAATATAGTGAAGCTGTCGCGACATCTTGCCGTAGTACTTTGGCAGGCGCTTTCGTTTGGCCATGAGAATCCTTTCTCGATTTCCAGGTCGGCATCATGCACGCCTGTCCACTGACATGGACGAAGGTTTTATTTCGGTGCCAGTCATCTACCAATGGCGAATTCTGGCCATTGTCAAAAATTCTCGACCGTGAATGTATTTTTCGGAGTAGAGTGTCCCTCCTTTGAGCACACCAATTGGAGGACCACTTGAAAATTTTCGCGACCGTTTGCATTTTGCTCGCACTGTCCATTCCTGCATTCGCTCAGGCGCCGCCACAGACGCCGCCCCAGAAGGAAGCGCCGAACACGTATCGAGGTTATGAAATCGGATGGAATCTGCTGTCCTACGCGCAGCAGGGAAGTATCGACCTCTACGGAGGAGATGTATCGCTGACTATCTATCCATGGAAATCCATCGGCATTGTGGCGGATGTTGCCGTGGAAAGCGGCACGTATTCATCGCTCGGCGTGACGATCACGAACTACCGATTTGGCCCGAAGTTTGTTGCGAGACGTGGACGGCGCGTCACAACGTTTGGTGAAGTCCTGTTTGGCGGCTCACATCTGACAGGAGCAAGCTCCAGCTACATTGCGGGGACGACAATAACGGCTTCTCAATCGACCAATGGTCTAAGTTTGGCTTTTGGGGGCGGCTTGGATATCGCGATCAAACCTTGGTTTGCGTTCAGGCCTGCGCAATTCGATTACAGCTACATCTACTTTAATCAGTACGACACGCATTCTGGAGGCTTTCGGATCAGCGGTGGACTCGTTTTTCGCTTCGGTGAATAAAATCCTGTTGACAGCCTTCTAGTAAATCCTTCACTATCCGCTTGCCTGCCAGGGCGCTTAGTTCGTTGATCCCGACATTGGAGTAGAGATGTCGGGCGAAGTAAAACTCAAATCCTCACAGCAAAACCCGACGCCACAAGACCGGTTATCCACTTATCCGGGCGTGCGCCGCTTCGTTCAATCCGGCTTTTTGCGCGGCCTGTTCAAAAACGCCATCACGTCGTCCGGCACGATCGTTTCCCCGCCACAAGAGCAGATCGCCTTCAGATGCATATCGTCCGCCTTCTTCAGTTGTACGCCGACGCCGTTACCGCTTTGTATTCGAAGGTCGATTCGTCCGTTGTCCTGGATGACGGGCTGCATCAACACTCTCCCACAGGAACCGCATTCTAACGTCAAGGGGTTTGTCATGGATCAATCCTTCACTTTAGTGAATTTGGCGACCGGCGAGCGTCTGGAATTGACGCTCCGACACCCGGGAGACGTGGTCACGATCCCGGCCGGAGACTATCGGCTTCTCGACGAACGTGACGATTCTAGTTCCACAGATACCGGTGAGCAAGCAGGGAACTCATGAAGTATTTTCCCGTCGTTCTCCTGATTCTCGCCGCGGGCTACCTCGCCTACTGGCTGATCGGGCTGCGCATCTGCGATGAGCGGAATCCGAAGTTCATTGCGTTTGCGAGGTGCCTGGATTCGTTGAGAGTTGACGGTGCGACGGTCACGGCGGCGCTGATCGTGATGGTGCTGGCGATCGCCTGGCTGGTGGTGAAGCGATGAATACCTTTCTGGCCCTGCTCTCCGGCGCCGCCTGCACGTTTGCGCTCCTCATCGTCATTGGATTGCTGCGGATTGCAAAGAAGAAGGAACCGGCGCCACCGGCCATACCCCCCCCTGTCGAAGAAAAGAAGCATCCCTGCGCAGTGATGCATTTGTTCGAAGTGATTCAGGTGCGTCAAGTGCAGCTGCCGGCGTGTGTCCATTCCATCGTGTTGTACCGTTGCTCCGTTTGTGGAATCCACAATTCAGTGACCCACCCAGGAGCGTTTGAGTTGGGAGACTTCACGCGGAAGAAGAGCGAAGTCGAGGAAATTCGGGGGATGTTTCATTAATGCCTTCGCTAATCACCATCAAAGCCGCTGCGAAAGCGAAAGGTCTCGGGATAGCCCTGGTCCGCCGGCTGGTACGATCTGGGGATTTGCCAATCGTGGAAGTCCCTGGAAGACAGTTTCCTCTCGTCGACCTTACCGATTGGGACAAGGTTATCGAGGGCTGGAAATCGGGCTCTTTACCGGGCTCTACTGAAAATTCCGCGGTTTCAAAACCTCAAGACAGGTCGGCTCAGAAAGAACGGCGCCATGAGCCCGGCATGCGGGCGAACCGATTCAGCAATGTTCCTTATTATGAGAGGTTTCCGGCGAAATCCAATGCGTGAAATCATCCGTTTCGGAGACCAACGCTCTATCCAGCTGAGCTACGGGCGCGTAAGTGGTTCGAAAAACTCTGGCTCTTTATTTCGCCAGTTTGGGCTCTTTTGGCCCTTCCATTCCTTCCAGACTAGCACGCAAGTCGTCCACCGTCAGCACCTGATACCGATGGAAGATTTCTGGCGTCTGCCATCCACAAAGAGCCATGACCGCACTTTGGCTCAGTCCAGCCTGAACGAATCGCTTCGCAGCCGATCGGCGCAGGTCGTGAAAGATACGCAGCGCCTTGATTGCTTTCTTGCCGGCGGCATCGTAGACACACGGCAACCCGGCCTTGTGCATGGCGGTCAGCCACGACTTACGGATGTCACCAATTGGAAGCCTGTCGATTTCGAAGCAGTGGCGCGGTGTCAGTGTGGCCACCTTTTTGCGGTCCACGATCCTCTTGGCTGCCCGGTCTTGGGATGCGAGTGTCGACGCGCTGGCAAGGACTTCCCGCAATTCGCCCGTAATCGGAAACACCCGGCCTTCTCCGCTCTTTGTCGTTCCTGGCTCCAGCCTGATTTCATTGGCAACAAGATCCACGTTGCTCCATTTCAATCCGCTGATCTCGCTTTTTCTCCAGCCAGTCAGGAACGCAAAGCGCACAAACAGGCCCAGCATCGGCGTCAGGTGGCTGCACAGCCGCTCGACTTCCGCGGCGGTAAAGAAACCCTGACGCACATTCGTTTCTCGCCGCTGCGTCACGTAGGGCATGTGGAGAATCTTTCCGCCCTTCTTCGCCAGCATGAACACGTGTCGAATCGCCTGAAGTTCCCGGCTGATGGTTCCATCGCTCGGCTTCGGAGTTTCGGATTCACGGTGAAGGATGTAGGAATTGATCAGTGCGGTCGTGATCTGGCTGGCTTTGCGAAGTCCGAAGAAGGGAACGATGTGTTTTTCCATTCGGGAATCCAGGGAGGCCAGAGACTTTCGTTTATTGACCAGGTATTCATTCCGAACGTCGGTACACAACTCACCAAACAGAACCGTATTGGGCCGCGACGATACCGGGATCCCATCGGCAGCATCGGCCAGGCGTCGAGCCAGCGCTCGCTCCGCTTCATCCCGGTCTTTGAAGGTTTCGAATTGGCGGCGGCCGTTCGCATGGTACGCGATTCGAAACGAGTCCCCGCGCTTCTGAATATATCCAGTTTTCTTGCGCCCCAAATTGTCCTCCGTGAAGCCCGAGATTCTACCCGAACGATGACGGAGGTTCCCATCGAAATTAAACCCCTGTTCGGCACTGGCAGCCGGCAGGAGATTCCACACGCCAGAACTCGACTCTCAACTCTACCGACAGAAGGAGAAAGCCATGAAATCGTTTACCGCGAATGATATTCGGACCTTCCTCGAGCCGAAGATTCAGCACAACTCCCCTCCTGACTCAGGAGGGCAGCGGCATTGGTACGTTCCCACAGACGAGCCGCGCAGCAATATTTCCACCTTCAACATGACCCTACTGGTGATCGGCGGGGCGCTGTCGCTCATCGGCCTGGTGACGTCGATGGGTTGGGTGTGGGATCAACTTTTCGGGTGAAGCGAAAGATTCATCGAAGCAGGAATGATTCTTGAACAAAGACATCGATTGGGCGATTCGGCAAACCGCGCCGCATACGTGCAAACACGTGTTGATGGTGCTGGCAAACCGGGCCGACAAACAGCATCAATGCTACCCCTCACTCACATCTTTAGCGGCGGATACCGGCATGACTAGACGCAGCGTCGGTAGGTGTGTGCAGGCCCTGGAATCCCTCCAGTTGATCGCCCGAAAATCGCGCGGGATTCAGACGACGGTTTACACGCTTTTAGTAGGGACACAGCGTCACCACTCAACTAAGGATTCTGAGCCAAGTAATCAGGGACACAGCGTCACCACTCCTAGGGACACTGTGTCACCACTAGTAGGGACACAGAGTCACCACCAAAACGGGAAGGTAGGGACACAGCGTCCATACGGTAGGGACACTGTGTCACCACTAGTAGGGACACAGAGTCCCATGGAACCCCCAATTGAAACCAAATTGAACCCAAAGGGGAATGGGGAACCGAAGTCCGAAAAGCGAAAAACGAAACCTCCTCTCATTTTTCCGATCACTTCCACGCACCGCGAATGGGCAGCGAAAAACGGGGTGACGGCGAACCTCGAAAACGAGACCGAGCAGATGCTGGATCACTTCCGCGGAAAGGGTGAAACCCGGCTCGACTGGGAGGCAACCTGGCGCACCTGGATGCGGAACTCAATCAAGTTCAATCGAAATGGAGCAAATGGAAATGGGAAACATCGTGAAACCGACGAACAGAAAAACAACCGAGCACTCAAGGCTTTCGTTGATCGTTCTCTGGCTCCGGAGGTGCACCCAGACGTTTCCGATGTACGGGAAGACTCTTGAGGACTTTCCGGATCGCCCGGATGCGTTTCTGTGTGCGCTGGCGGATATGTCGGAGGCTGATATCAACGCGGGATTCGAACTCGCAGTGAGAATTCTTCAGGAGTTTCCGGTACCCGCGCACATCCGGCAGTTCGCTCTCGACGCTGCGAGAGACAACCATAAGCGCCTTACGGAAGAAAGCCGGAAGAACCAGCGGCTCATCGAAGACCGGATCAAGGACGAACGGTTCGAGGAAACCAGCGCCGAAGAACGACGAAACGAATTTGCGGAGATGGTTGCTGAGGCCGCACGGAAGATCGAAATGGCTCCAGCGCCCAAGGCGGACGACGCGGATCCATCCGGTGCGCCGCGTGAGATTCCTCCGAACATTGCTGCCGCCAAAGGTCCGGAATGGGAGGCGCGAATCCGCCGGCAGGCTGAGGATCTCAAACGTCAGGCAGGCATCGAGTCGTGAGCGAAATGCAGGCGATTTCAGTTTCCGACGATCTCCGGCTGACTGAAAGTGACCGGTTCGTTGCGGACTGGATCATCGAGGGATACCGCAAGTTGGATGAAGAACGTGCACGCCTTTCACTGCCGCCGCAAGTCCTGCTGTGGGCTGAAGGTACCGAGACACGGGAGCGGAAATCCCAGTCTAGGGAGCCGGGGTGTGACGATGAATAAAAACCATAAACGCCCACTGCAAACAGTGACTCCGGGAGCGAAATCATGAACGTGTTGGGGATCGATCTTTCGCTGAACGGAACCGGCCTCGCGATGCTCTCGATCGACGAAGCGCCACCCACGCTTCCCCGGCTTCCCGCGTATCCGTCCAAAGCTCAAGAACTCGCCGGGATTCTGTATCAGGGCGTCTGTATCTCACCCGTGCCGGCCGGAGTCCTGCAGCGCTGGGAAGCCATCACAGCCATGGTTCTCGCCTGGGCCCAGCACGCCCACACCGTCGTGATCGAAGGGTATTCGTTCGGATCCAATCTGCAGTTCGCTACCGCCATCCGCGAGCTCGGCGGCATCGTGCGGTACCAGCTGCGCAAGATCGGACACACTCCGGTCGAAGTCGCGCCGACGTCGCTGAAAAAGTTTGCCACCGGCAAAGGTTTTGCGGAGAAAGGCCAGGTGATCGCCGCGGTTGCGCATCGGTTCGGCCTCGAGCTCACCGACGACAACATGGCCGACGCGTTTGTCCTGGCGAAAATCGGTGAGGCGCTGGTGATGAGCGATCTCGACAACGCGCGGCTGCCCTACCACCAGCGCGAAGTGATCGGCGCGATCAAGTATCCCACCGAGAAAGTCCGGAAAGTCCGAGCACCGAAACTGAAATTTCAAAAGCCGGTACAGGCCCGGCTTGGAGGTTTGCGATGAACGCCGGACCCGATTCCCTCGCGGCACGCATCGACCGCGTGATTTACGAGGACTGCACTGCGTGGGAGAAGCCTGTGGTCGTCTGCGACCTCGAGTTTCTGGCGACTCAACGTGAGGACTATTGTCTATGAAATTCTTCATCGCATTCTTATTCCTGTCCGGGGGGGCGGTCACCAGCTGCGTGGAGCTCGAACCCATCCAGGGCACGCAGTTGGTGATTCCGTTGAACAGTGGGCCCGGTCCAGATGCGCAGCCGTTGCATCTACCCGTGCCGCAGACGCAACAACCCAACGCGCCGGCGCCACCGCTACCCACTGCGAAACCTATCGCGATGCCGGAGCAACCGTGAGGCATGTGCAATGACGAACTCAATGGCTCTCTCATTCCGATGGTTCTGGCAGCTTTGGTCGAGCGTGTGTGCGCTATCGAAGAGCAGCGTCGGGCCCGCGTTCGACCGCAGGAGCTCGACGAAGAGGCTGCATTGGAGGTTCGGGTTACCAAGGCTGCAATCCGCGCGGAAATGGTTCGACTGTATCTGGATCCGTCTCGCCCAACTGTTGCGGAGATTGCTCGGCAAATGGGTTACAGCAACCATGGCGTCCGAAATAATTTACAGGCGGCCGGCGTTTATGGACGCGGAATGAAAAAGGAGGGTCCGTGAACACGATCCAGACGCGCTATCGGGATGTGCACTGGCGGGAAATTGATGAACACCATCGGGCCTATCCCGGAGTTCTTCCCAACACGATCGCCTGGCAGGAATTGCGTGGGAAGCCCATACAGATCGAAACGCCTCACCTGCCCGATGACAACGGCTGCGGCGCACCCTGGTATCGGATCCAGAGTGGCCCGTACCCGGCGGCCATATTCGCCTGTTCCCATATTGCCGAGATCGGAGATTGAAATTGAACGAAGCGCGATCGACTCACCGAAAAATAAATTACCTGACGACTGCCGTGATTCTGCTTTCGCTGGCAGTCATCGCTTGGGCTGGACCCCCACAGCTCCCCGATCACGACGTCGCCTACCAGTGCCTGCCCATCGTCGGCAATGGCCCGCCCGTACAGATCAAATTCACCAACACGCCATTCGCGCAGCTGCAGGCGAGCATCGGAATCTCGCCGCAGAGCAACGACACGCAGAGCCCCGTGATTGTCAGCGTGACCAATAGCGCCGGAGTGAACTTGCTGCCGGGCAACGTGAAGCTACTGGCGGCGAATAACGGACTGCCGCTCACGGTGACCGCTACGGACAACGTCGGAGTTGTGGGCGGAAAGCTCGAAGTCGACGGCAAGCTGGCCACGCCGTTTGGGAATGGAATCGATGTGCAGCCCAGTCCCATTTACGTTCGCTGGAACGCAAAGACAGTTCCGATCGGACTTCACACTCTGCGTCTCACCATTTGGGACGCTGCGAATAACACAACAGCAATCAGTTGGAGTATGACGAAATGAAATTCCCGGAAATTCATATCCACGTTCACATTCACGAAAACGAGGATCACGAGAATCAGCGGCAGCGGGTGAGACAGCTGCAGTCGTTGAGCAGGCGCCTGTCTCAATCCAATGACAAATTAACAACCGCGTTGGAGGCGTACATCCTGCGTCCTGTAACGCACAACCCCATTTCGACGGAGAAAAACAAAATGACGATTGACGAAGTTATTGCGGATTTGACCGCAAAAGTTGAAGCAGGCGAAACGGTCCAGGATTCGGCCGTTACGTACATCAAGGGCGTTCCGGCAATGGTGCAGGCAGCGGTGGATAAATACATCGCCGATCACCCCGGACTCACCGCGGAACAGGAGGCGGCACTTGGTGCCATTTCCACAAAGATTTCGGATCAGACTGCGGAGACACTCGCCGCGCTGACCGCAAATACGCCGGAAGATCCAAATCCGTAGATGAGTTTGCCGGGGCCGCGAGCGAGAGGCGGACGGTTCCGGCAAAACTTGGAGTTGAAACAGGAGCGACAGATGGAAACGATCAAGATGAAATGGACGGGCATTCGCCCATTGCTGATGTCGAACGGGTTGATGATGGATCCCTTGAATGAATACGTGAAGCGCTGCAAAGAGATCACAAACAAGCGGAAGAAAACCGAAACGGATTACGAACTGCTCTATCGATTACGGTGGGAGGGCTCGCTGTACTTCGATGAGGAGTCGGGTCCATTCATGCCGAACGATAATATCGAAGCGTGCATTAAGTTTGGGGCCAGAAAGCTGAAGCTCGGAAAGGACGTGGAGGCGGCAGTCTTGGTAACAAACGAGATCGTTCCTCTGAATTATTCAGGCCCTCGCACACTAGAGGCGCTCTGGGTGGCCAGCACCTTTCAATTAAAAAAACCGACGAAGCTTGGCGTGATGAGCATTCGTCCAATGTTCCCGACCGGATGGAGCTGCGAGTTTGAGTTGGAATACGACGATGAAATCATTGATCGGAAAAACATCGTTCTCGTACAGGACATCGCTGGACGGCAAATCGGCTGCGGGGCCTGGCATCCAAAGTTTGGAAGATTTCTATCGGAGGTTTTGTAGTGTTTCGAGTTCACGACTATGCGCGGCACTGCAGAGCGGAGCGCAGCGTCTCAGTGCCCAGCAGGCCCTAGCAGTGCGTAGTGTTGCCCAGCAATCACATCCCGGGATTATTCCCGGGAGAGCACCATGACTAATAGATTATTGTTCGATTTCCAGCACGCCGCGCTCCTTCGCATAGCATCGCGCGTCGCTGCTCCGCGCAGAGCCCCGCCGCTGCGCTTTGCCGAGCTCAGCGTAGCTCAGCAATCTCATTCGGGGGCTTCGGCCCCCGAATAGTTTTAATTTGGAGGCAATATGATTGAAGTTCGCCGACTCCCGCTCTGGAAGAACTGCCTCGACAGCATGAGGAAAATTGGAATCGAATACGGGTCCGTATTCACTGCCGATTTCTTCGAGGCGGAGCTGTCGGTACCAATCAAGTCAATTCGATTTGGAGTGGACGTCTCAAGGATTCGTCGTGAGCTTGAACGCGAAGGCTTCTTTCTTTCAGGGCAGGGCCACAACGGGCAGGCATTCGAGATCATCCCCGCGTCACAGAACCACGAAGTGATGGGACAGTATCTTCGAAAATCAAAAGACCTGACAACACGTGCCGTAATTCTTGGCACCAATACCAACGTTGGGCTGCTTACGGAATCTCAGAAAGTGCGACACGCGCAAAAGCTGGAGCGCGCGCAGATGCGTCAGGCGTTGATTGCCAAAGAGCGGCCAATCTTCCGGCTGATTCAGAAGACAGCGCCGAGCTTGATACGCGCAATACAATCGTCGGAAAGGGATGGCGAATAAATGCCGCGCTTGCACCCAAGGTTTAATATCCATGCATGAGTTCTCGAGGCCAAAACTTGGAAAATCTAAAGCCCTGGAAGCCGGGTCAGTCGGGGAACCCTTCCGGCCGTCCCAAGCAGCCGCTGTCGGATGCGATTCGCCGCATCTTGAATCGCAAATTCAATTCGAAACAAAAAAAGAGACTCGGCTCCAATCCGACTGTGGCGGACAAGCTGGCGCACGTGCTGGTGTTCGAGGTGGGTATTGATGCCAAGGACGTCGGCGCCATCCGCGAAATTGGAGACCGCATTGAAGGCAAGCCCAATCAGCGAATCGAACTCAGCGGAACTACAGACGGGCCGCCCATCCAGGTCAACACGGAAGACCTCTCCCAACTCAGCAATGAAGAGCTCCTACAGTACCGGGCCCTCAAAGCCAAAACTGCGCGACGCCACACTTGACGAGATTGATGATGAACTGGCGCGCCGCAGCCTGATTGATTTCACGCTGCGGACGAAGCCATCGTATAGGGCCGGGTGGTTTCATCGAGGAGTGGCGGCAGCGCTCGATCAGTTCCTGGAAGACGTTTTAGAGAAACGATCACCGCGCCTGATTCTCACCGCGCCACCTCAGTTTGGGAAATCCGAACTGACGAGTCGTCGGTTTCCTGCATTTGCATTCGGGAAGAATCCCAGTCTACACATTGTCGGCATCGCCTATTCCGCAGATCTCGCACAAAGTTTCAGCCGTGACACTCAGAGGATCATCGATACGCCGGAATATTCCGCAATCTTTCCAGCAACGCGAATTCTTGCGGAGAACGCGAAAAGTAATCGCTATAAACGGTCGGCGGAAGAATTCCATATTGTCGCTTCCGACGGAGGGACCTATCGAGCCGTTGGCCGCACCGGCGGTATCCCGGGTCGCCCCGCGAACGTCGTTATCGTTGACGATCTACTTAAAGATTTCGACGAGGCGATGTCGGAAACCATCCGCGAGAGTTGCTGGAATATCGTTGCAACGGCCGCATTGCCGCGTCTTCAGGAGGGCGGTGGCGCGATTGTGATGCAGACACGCTGGCATATGGATGACGTCATCGGGAGATTGCAGGACCGCGAGAAGGGCCGATGGAAGGTGCTCAACTTTCCGGCACTCGCCGAGGTCGACGAGCCCCACCGCAAGATCGGCGAACCGTTGAGCGTGGAACGATTCTCACTCGAAACACTTTTGTCCATCCGTGATGGCGGTGTCATCAACAGCTACCAGTGGGCCGCTCTCTATCAGCAGCGTCCTTCTCCCGCAGGCGGCGGAGTGTTCAAGCGGGATGACTGGCGCTTCTATGATCCGGACTCGATCGAGGACGGTGATTTCGAGGAGCTGGTCCAGAGTTGGGATTGCACGTTCAAGAAAACCAGTGACTCGGATTTCGTGGCCGGGCATGTGTGGGGCAGGCTGGGCGCTCGAAAGTATTTGGTCGATCGGGTCAACGCGCGCATGACCTTTGGAGAAACCAAGGCGGCGATTCGAACGCTGTCGGCAAAGCATCCCAAGGCCCACAAGAAGTTTATCGAAGACAAGGCCAACGGCTCGGCAATCATTGACGATCTGAAATTGGAAATTTCCGGGATGATTCCCGTTGAGCCGGAAGGTGGCAAAGTCGCCCGGGCCCATGCTGTGTCCGGAGATGTGGAAGCCCACAACGTTTATTTGCCGGGTAAGAAGAACGCCCAGGGTGTGTTTGTGCCGCTCGGCTGGGTCCACGATTTCATCGAGCAGCACGCCTCATTTCCCAGTGGGGCGCATGACGATGATGTCGATGCGATGTCGCAGGCGCTGTCTCAGATTCGGAAACGGAAAATTGTCGTGATGGCTTAGCGCCGTCGAAAGGAAGGCTCGGGAATGGAATTATTGCTCTACGTTCTGGACGTCTTGTTGTACTGTCTGATCGGAAGCTTGTTTTTGGTGGCGTACATCCTCGTGATGAACCCTCCAAAGCAGGCGACAACCCTTGGTCTGATCATGCTCTTCTGGCCTCTGGTACTTCTCCTCGAAGCTGTACTCCTCCTGGGTTCCGGGTTCGGTCACATCGGAATAGCGTTGTCCAATCGCTTGAAAAAGGTGGCGTAGCTCTTGCGAGAAATCTTAGAGCGTTTCGGTCTGGTGGCCCCGCTCCCGAGGGTGGAGGCCGCTGAGCGCGTGACGGTTCCCAGCCAGATGATGAACTTCGGTGGCTACACCCGCACGCGCGGGAACGCCGAATCCCGCAAGCTGCGCCGCGACTGGAGATCGATGCTCAAGCTTTCCGAGTCGCCGCTACCCAACCGCGCCATCAGCCTCATCGTCGACAAGGTGGCATCCCTGGAATACAAAGTCGGACCGATGGAAGCGTTCGCGGACAACGGCACCGATTACTCGAAGCAGATCGACGCGGTCAACATCGTGCTCGACAACCCAAACATCGAAGATGAAGACTGGCCGACCGTCGTGCGTCAGTTGATCAATGATGGGTGTGTGTTCGATACGCAGTGTTGGGAATACGTCGAGTCTCCCACGCCGGCGCCGATGCCCAACAACCTGCTCAGCCTGGTACCGGTCCCGGGGTGGAGCATTGAGCGCACGATCGCCTGGGATGGAGATCCGAAGAAGCCGCGATGGGCGCAGCAGACCGGCACGGGGAAACCCATCGGACTCCTGAACTCTCAACTCGAAGTCATCATCATGAATCGGCGCACGAGCGTCAGTTATGGGCTGTCGTCGATGGAAGTCGCCATAGGGTTGATGGAAGCCTACCTGAAGCTCACCAGCTATCAGGCGAGTGTGGCCTCGGAAGCGTACCCGGCATTTCTGATTTCGTTGGGCAATACCGCGGATCAAACCCTGATGGATCGGTTCGCCCTGTATTGGAAAAACGATCTGGATGGTCGCGGCAAACCCGGACTGGTCGGCGGAATGGACGATCCCAAATCCATTCAGCTGAAGGCCATCACCGACGAAGGGCTTTACCTCAAATATCAGGAAACGTTGATTCGCATCCTGGCCTACGTTTTCAAATTGAAACCGCAGGACTTCGGTATCGAGCGCGATGTCAACCGCGGCCAGGGAGAAGTCAGTCAGGCCGCCAGTATCGAAGAAGCCATCCGGCCTTACGCGATCGCGTTGCAGTCCCGGGTGACGCGCCGGCTGATTCCGCGCATTGCCGCCCTTGCCAAAGATCCGAAGATTCTCGAGCTTGAATACAAATACACGAACATCGACCCGTGGGATGAGAAGGAACAGACCGATTTGGCGACCAAGCAGTGGCGCTCGAACGGAATCACGCGCGGAGAATACCGGAAGGCTCTCGGTTACGATGCGCCCGACGATGGCACCGACGATATGTCGTACAGCGAATTCACGGCGCAATTTGGGATGGGATCCGGCGGAGGAGCCCCAGCAGTGGATGAGAACGGTGATCCGATTCCGGAAACCAAAACAGCAAAGGCCTCATTGGCCATGCTGACGGCCGCTCGTAAAAAAAAAGCGTAAAGACGCTGGATCAGTACCAGCAGCAGCGCCAGGCAAAGTTGATCGCGTATGAACGTGGATTCACAAAGAAGCTCAAGGGATTGTTTCAAAAGCAGGGCCGCATGATTGCGGAGACGATGACCGGATTAACCGCATCGAAACGTACCCCGACGGACAGCCTGAATCCCGGGGATCAGGCACCGATTCTGATTTCCGTCCGGAAAGTTCTCGATGAAACCAGTTCGGAATGGAACCGCGTCTTGCGGGCCAAGATCAAAGGGGCAATGAAGTTGACGGGTACCAAGTCGAATGCCGGCCTGCACGATCTGGGCGTCCGCATCGACTTGGAATTGTTCAACGAGGAAGCGGTGGCTTTCGCCGCGAGTCGAACGGCGAAGATCCAGGTCGACATTGCAGAGACCACCCTAAAGCGCGTGTCCCAGCACATTGCGCTGGGAATTCAGGAGGGTCAGTCGATCGAGGAGACGGCGAAAGCCATCCGCGAATTGTTCGATGAGATGGGGAAATCCCGGTCCGAATTGATTGCGCAGGTCGAGACCGGGATCGCGGCAGGACGCGGCGACTACGTGAATGCGCAAATGACAGAACTGGATCTCATGAAGGTCTGGTCGAATTCGAAGGACGACAAGGTTCGGGAGTCCCATCAAATCCAGGGGGAAGCGGTGGGAATGGAGGAGACGTTCTCCAACGGCATGCTCTATCCGCTATGGGAGGAAGGCCCCATTGAGGAGATCGCCAATTGCCGTTGCGTGGCGCTGTACGTCCCGAAAGATGAAGTCGAACAGTGGCAGTAAAAAGAGGAGAACATCATGAAGCAGCTCATTGAAGATATGGCAAAAGCTCTTGTCGATCATCCGGATCAGGTGTCGGTGAAGCAGAACGATGGCGCTCAGTCGACGGTATTCGAATTGTCGGTTCACAGCATGGATGTGGGTAAAGTGATTGGCAAGCAGGGACGCACGGCTGCGGCGATGCGGTTACTGCTGAGTGCGTGCGGCATGAAGTACAAGCGCCGGTTTTCGCTGGAGATTATTGAGTAAATAAAAACACAGTCCCGCACTTCTCTCCTCCCGCTCGCCTCACGGCACATACAGAAGCTCTTCTCACCTCAACCCGACATCACGGATTCCAAATCTGTTTGAGAAGGAGCGTTCTGAAATGAACGAACAACAAGAAACCAAAAAGCCCGAGCCGATTCGCGCGGAGTACTCCGGCGAAGTCTCCAGCTCCAAGAAACCTTACGTTCACTTGGTGCACTTTCACCAGGTCACCGGCGTGCGTTCGCATTCCTCGGTGAAAGCCAAGAAGGACTCATGAACGACAAGCTGGAAGCGGTAGGCAAGGCGCTCTCGAAAAAGAATCTCAGCAAAATGAAAGCGTCGGTTGCTGCCCACGAGGATGCGATCAAGATGCACCAGAAGGCTGTCGATGACATGAAAGCGCTGATTGCGGAACACGAAGACACCGAAGCGGCCGCGGTGATTCGGATCACTCCATGAATTCACCGAGAGAGACGCTGCACGGCGTGATTGCCATTTGCTCGCGCGGGCTGGTGCATTCGCGAACGATGCAGGCCGTCACAGATTTTCTGGAAATGTGGGACGGCTGGAAGGTTCGCTATACTCATGACGAGCCCATCCCCGAAGCACAGAACTTCATCGTGCGCAGCATCTTGATCAGTCCGGCTGTCGAATGGATTTGGTTTATCGAGGAGGACAATGTCCCCTCTGCGGACTTTCTCAATCGCACCACAGACGATCCGGTTCAATGCCTGGACTACAACCTCGTCGGTGGGAACCGGTCTGTTCATCAGGACGAATCCGGCAGGGTTTTGTTCTGTGGATTGGGCTGCACGCTGGTCGCCGCCGATGTTTTCCGGCGCTTGCCGTACCCCTGGTTCACCACCAACTGTTTCACGATTGAGCGCGACGGCCACAAACAACTCTTGAAACCGACAGCCGAACAGAAGCAATATGGCGGCCAAGACATTTCTTTCTGCTACTCACTTCAGCAAGCTGATCTTCCCATCCACCTGATCCCCAGCATCGAAGCCCAGCACTTGCGCGTCTCCCGCATGGGAACGCCGGGTGTGAACAACGGTTGTCACGAGGTGCAAGTTCTCTGATGGCGTGCAAACGATGCCTCAACCCGAAATGGGAAGGTCCGTACCCGAACTGCAACGACTGCGTCACGTGTCGGACGTGCTACGGCAGCGGACTCACCCTGGCGAAAGGGATCCCGGTGAAGTGCGAGAAATGCGCTGGTAAGGGCTGGATGAAAAAGGAGACCGCATGAAGCTTGTCAATGTGGCTGGCGTTCGAATCCCCATCACGATCAGTCTGCAATTTACCGAACTCCCGTTTGAGCTTTCCGCGGCATCCTCGGATCTGACCAAGCAGCCCTTTCTCGCCACCGTCACGCTCGCCAATTATGTCAGCGACGGTTGTGTCGGCGGTACCGAAGTCATCACCGACGAAAACAATAAAGCCATTGGGCCGCTTCGCATCTTCATCCCCGAAAAGGTCATGCGCGCGCGCGTGGGCGAACTCATGGGTAAGGGCGTCTTTGCCGCCGAAGAACTCGATACCCACGAGGGAAGTGTCGTCGTCGGCCAGTTTGTCGACGCCTACATGGAGCGCATCCGGTTCAGCGAATATCACGAAGTCCGCGCATCGGGATTTTTCGACAAGCGGGACAATACCGAACTCATCGCCAAGATCATCGACAGGGCGCGAAGCGGTGAACTCGGTTTCAGTTATGACTTGAAAGAAGCGCCCGGGCATCTCGATACCGAAATGTGCCCGGGTGAAACCGTCCTTGTTCTCGATGATTTTCAGTGGCGCGGTGCCACTGTGTTACGCCGCGAAAAAGCAGCATATTACTACACCAACCTCGCGGCCACCCGACTCGCCAAGATCGCAGCATTTACAGCATCGTCTTCGGCGAACGACAAGCCAACCCTTCCAGCCGGTACCAGCACAAGCAGCACGCCGTCAGGACAACCCTCAGGAGAGATTGAAATGACGCCAGAGCAACTCGCCGCGGCAATTGCCAAGGCACTGGAGCCGTTGACTGCTTCGGTCACGAAGCTGAATACGACTCAGGAAGGATACGAAACTCGCTTCGCTGCGCTTGAAGCCGCAGTGAAGCCCCGGACGGATCCGGCGCCCGCCATCACCCAGCAGCCGGCGACACTGACTGCCGAAAAGCTGGCTGAAACCATCGGTACGGCGACGGCAACCGCAATCACTGCAGCGTTCAAGGCCGCAGGGATAGGCCCAGACGCTCCCGCAGGTACTGGGCAACGGCAGACCTATTCCGCAGCCCAGCTGGAAACCGTCAAGCGGTTCGTTCCAGATTCAGCCAGCGAAGGCGATCTCAGCGTGGAAGGCCTGAATGCAGCAATCCAGAAGATCAGGGATGACTTCACGCTCAGTGCCGAAGCGAAAACACGAGCACAGGACATCCTCGTCCCGATGCGTAATCAGCTTCAGCGCGAAGCCATGGGGGTGAACTAACATGAACTGGCTTCAAAATATTCAAGCCCGGTCAATCCAGAAGGCGCAGTACCGAGCGGCTGGCACTCCTCCAAACGTGTCCACGGGTGAGGGGTTTATCACGCACGACATTTACGATGCGAAAGTGTTTGATGATCTTCTGCGGAAGTTTCTGCCGTGGAGCATCGTCACCAAACACGCGGCCAATAGCGATTTTACGACTGGCTTTCTGCAGTCGGCATTTGGCGCTGCTCGTCCAGTGGACAAGAACACGCTGACATTCTCGGCTACCACGGCAACGCGCACGACGCGCACTCCTGTCGAAATCAAGGCGATCACTTCGGATCGAAATTTCGGCATGTATAAACGGTCGCTCACGGAACAGCAGAATAATCCTCACGGTGACCTGACCCAGAAAGACATCGGCGACATCACGTCCGCGATGTTTAAGGAATGGAACCGTCAGTTCTACAACGGAACCTTGTCGGGCGATCCGCTGGAATTTGACGGACTGAAGATTCTGATCGGTTCGGGCACTACCGTCCTGTCAACGGCATCAGTTGTGAAGGCGATCCAAGCCAAGGTCGTCGACATGATGAACAGCTCCTCGAAGAGTGTCATGCCGACCCATGTCTTCGCCAATCCTGTCGTGGCGTACTACATCACTCAGGAACAGATGAAGATGAAGATCAACGACAACGCAGTTGGCGCACCGGGCGGTGTGGTCATTCAAGGCGTGCAGTGCGCCACCATTGACACTCAGGCTGGCCGACTGCCCATCATCGCAGATCCATTCAACTCAGTTGTCGCTGGCACTCCGAATGTGTATCCGACACACATCATCTCCAACGACAAGCTGCGTTGGGAATATGTCGAGCCGTTGGGTCAGGCAGGGGCGGAACCGAAAGTGTTCGAGTTCCCGATGACAACCGTTCTCGATACGCCCTACAAGGGCATCATGTTCGGCGCTCTCGATGGTGACGGATTCTCCGATCACTTCGCCCGCCTGAATGTGGAAGTCCGGACCACAATCGTCGACCCGACTGCCTAAGAGCCCGGTTGACGTAGTGCCGGGGTGGTTCTTTGGAACTGCCCCGGCAATCGCATCTCAAGGAGAGACCATGCTGAAACGAATCTACATGCCCGCATACGAACTGGAACTGAATCTGGGCGGAACGATCGTGCAAATGAAACGCGATCCGAAGGACAACCGACCCTACGTTGAAATTGATGAGCGCCTGGAACACCACCTGATTGGAGCAGCGGCGAAGTTGGGGGCCGATGCTCCTGCCGAGCTGCCCAAAGTTCCGGAGGCTGGAGATCTCGCAGTCGCCGGCACCGTCACGGCGGCCGAAAGTAGCAATGCTGCGAAACCCGGAGAGCCTGGCACCATCACCGGCAAAGAGACTCACGCCATGAACAGCTCCGACGCCAAGGACTTCATCGCCACAGTCGCTGATCCCGGCGTGCTTCTGCTTTTACTCGAAGGCGAAAAGACGCATCCGCAATTTCCAAATGGCCGCAGCGGAGTCGTGGCTGCCATCGAAAACCGAATCAAGGAATTGAGTGCCAATCACTAACGTTGGAACCTTAGCCACGAACCAGGAATACGCCGTCATGTGCCCCGGCTTTCGAGAGGCCGGTCAATGGGGCGGCGATTCTGCGGATGCGGTCGATCGGGAATCGATCATTGTTCGCACGGTCGAGGCCTTGGTTCGCCGGAAAGTCAGCATCGTCGGGGAAGAACTGGAAATCGAAGGGGAAGAGTATTCCATTCCCTGGCCGACAGTTCAGGACGACATCGTCATCCGGCGGCCGACGTCTTTCATCCTGCGCCGCGCACCGGTGGGGGAATTTACTGCCCTCAAAGTGGTCACCGAGCGGAGTGCGGTAGATGGGTCCGTGACGGCATCGACCGAATTCCCACGCAATGGTTACCACGTGGAACTGTCCACCGGCATTGTCAGGGAGCTGGACTGGGTCCTGACTCCACTCTGGCCGTATCCGGGACTGCCACCCGGAACCATGAATCTACTGGCCGACTACTCCGTGGTTGTCCCCAGTTCCGGAGACGCTGCCTTGATGAGAATGGTGTGCTTCATGGCGGCAGCTCGCATTTTCAATCAGTTCAAAAACAACCGGTGGGATGTGGCGTCCGTGTCCTTTGACGGTTCCAGCACTTCCTATCTCGATGTTTGCCTGACCAAGCAGGAGGAGGGAATGCTCGCGCCGCTGAAGCGCGGTGTGTTCCCGAGCTTTCGTTAGATGGCTGGAATATCCACAGCAATTCGGACGGCCATGCGCAACTGGGCCAACAAGGGCCGGCTGTATGTCGTCAATGTCATTCGAGACAAGAAGCTCTCCGGTCAGGTATTGAAACGCCGCACCGGAACGCTGGTGCGATCGGTGGGAAGTGAGGCATCAAACGACGACACCAGCTTCACGGTAGGCACGAGCGTCCAGTACGGAGTCGGCTGGGAACTGGGATTCACCCGGCCGGCGTATTTCGTCTATCCGATCAATGCGAAGGCCCTGAAGATCCCTACCGCGGGTGGCTTCATCTTCCGGAAGTCCGCGCACATTCCAGCGAAAACGTTTGCCGCGCGGCCGTTCCTGCAGCCCGGACTCGAGGAGTCCTTTCCGTATTTGATCGATACCGGCGAACAGGAATTTGCAGCAGCGATCGGAGAATCGTTTCCCGACCGCGTCATTCGGATCGCGAAAGGTTAAATGGCAGAACGCAACGGACTACTCCAGGCATTCCAGGAAATTCAGCGGGCCCTCGATTCGATCGAGACGCTGCCGGAGTGCGATCTGACGCCGTTGCCGCCTTCGCAGTCCCCGTTTCCGGCGCTGTACTTGTTCTGGGATGACGAGTCGCTGCAGATCGAAGGCGGCGATTTGAAGTGGATCGAGCCGTTCAATGCGCGCCTGACTCTGAAGGCATGGCTCTATCTGGCCACCGAAAAGAACAGCGACGCGGTGATTCAGTTGATCGAAAAGGTGCAGTTGGTCAAGGACGTCATCAAGGAAACAACGGCTGTGGCAGAAACGTGGAAGGGCAATGTCACCCACGTGAATGCGATGTATGGATCCGAGCCGCGTTATTGGGCCGGTGCCGAGATCACGATTCTGGTCGGCGAATATCTGTAATTTTTAGGGAGGGTTTTCGACTATGTCCGTTTTACGAGCACGAGAAATGCAGTTCGCCTTTTCGCTCAACAAGCAGAGCGCGTTGAGCACTGGAATCGCTGCCGCCCAGATCAACAAGATGCTGCCGCAGCGGGGCTTCACGCCCAGCACGCAGGAGTTCCCCGATCAGGTCAGCGATCGCAACTGGTACGGGAAGGGCCATAGCTTCGCCACCTTCAAGGACAACATCGACAAGCGCCTCGTCATTCCCGCGCGCGAGTACTCCATGACGCAGCACTCGGCGTTATTTGCCGGTGCGTTTGTGCTGGGAAGCCTGGTCTCGTCTCAGCCCAACAGCGCGGTGGCGCCCACGGCCTACGATCACGTCTTCACGTTCCAGTCGCCCACCACCAATCCCAACTGCATTCCCACCAGCTTCATCGAGAAGATGGGCAGCGAATACCAGAACCTGATTTCCGGCGCGATCATCAACAGCTTCAACATCAAGGCCGAGCGCAATGACCACGTGGTGCTGGGATGGGAAGGCTTTGCCCGAAAGATGGCCTCCGATGCGACCTCGATGCCATCGCTGCTGGCCAGCCAGTCGTTTTTCAAATTGCTCAACGCCGATATCCGGTTTGGGGCATCGGGCGGGACCTACGCCACCAACATTTCCACCGACGTGCTGAGCATGAATGTCAACATCACGCAGAGCGCCAAAGGCTGGTGGCTGCCGGGCGCGCCGTCAAACGAAGAGAATCTCTTGAGCAAGGCGCTGATTGGCGATCAGGCGGCGAGCGGATCCATCGTCCTCTTCATCGACAACGCCAGGCGGAACCTGTTCTTGAACGATACCGAATGTGAACTTCGCATCACGTTCGTTGGGGATCAGATTGCCGGCGTCTACCGCAATCAGGTCCAGCTGACGTTCCCTCGCGTGAAGTTCTCGGCTGAAGCGTTTTCCGAGATCGACATGCAAACCGCCTACACCTTGACGCTGAGCGAAGACACGATCTTGAAGGGGACCAGTGATCCGTATTTGACCTGGGCAGTTCGCGCGGCCGTGAATACATCCGAGTTGCTGGTGGCTGCGTAATGACTTCCGTCGTCGCCTTAAGGCCAACGCGCGGTTTGGAGTTCACGGAGTCTTCCATGGCTCTGGAGAACGCGTTGGCCTATGCCTACCTCCATCACATGATCGATTGCACGTTGCCATCGCTGCGGTGTGGGGACAAACCGATTCCGGACAGTTTCAATTCATTGGTGGAAGTGTTTTTGACGATGAGTGCGCAGTACGCGTGGTTTGTGGAAGAAGACATCGTGGTTCCAACCAACGCCCTGATTGAACTACTGAACCTGAACGTTGATGTGGCGGCGATCAATTACAACCTGAAGGAAGGCGGGCCGAATCGAAATTCGGAGATTCGCACGGACGATGGCGAGCTGCACACTTTGGGGACGGGCTGCATGTTAATAAATCGCCGCGTGTTTGAGGGACTGCCCTCGCCGTGGTTTCGAACCGATCTCATTCCCGGCATGCGTCATCCGGGTAGCTCCACGCCGAAGCCGTTTCTGGACCTGATTCCCAATCGATGTGAATACGGCGGACACGACGGGTTCTTCACGCTGTCGGCGATTCGCGCCGGCTTCACGGTGGCGACGGTTCCGGAGCTGCGCTGCGAGCATCTCCGTCTGGATGCGATGGGCGCCGCTGGCGTCAACGACGGGTGTCATCAGATTTCGAGAGTCGATTAAAAGGAGACCACTATGGAAAATTGCTACGGCTGCGGCATCCGTGCCGAGGAACATCCCATCGTTGCGGTGATGAAGTTCGATGCCGACGAACCCACACAAGTCCAGACGGATCCGGCCAAATTGTGGATGGCGGTTCCGGTGTGTAAGGAATGTCACGAGAAACCCGAGCACCGGACAGTGACCATCAAAGGCACTTACTTCGCCCGTCAGGACGCGAAGGTGGCCTTGCGGCTGGCCGATATCGGCAACGTGTCGATGCCCGGCACGCGGTAAAACGGCATGGATCCGAATTCTCAAAACCAGCGGTGGAGTAAGTGGGTGCTGTTCGTGGTGCCAGGAACCATCCGCCAGCGGTCGTTCGCGGAAGTCCGGGAGAACGCCGCCCGCTTCGCCAGGAAGTGTTTTGGTTCGGCCTCACGGATGAAGATCGAACAGAACAGCCGCGGTTATTTGGTGCAGGTTTTGAGCGAGGGCCATCCGATCCACGATCCCGATTACGTGAACTACATCCGCGAATTGTTCGAAAGGTTTTTCACCAACGGTTTCGGCGTGGGAACACAGGTGAAGATGAATGCGAAATTGATGGCCGGGAGCCGGCAGGATGGGACGCCCAGTGAACAACTGCTCATCCTGCCGCCCGTGTCGATGTCCGTAAATTGAAAAGGAGCCGCTAAATGGCAAATGCCCTGTATCCGATTTTCAAACAACGTCTGTTGGACAAAGCGCTGGATATGGACACCGACACCATCAAGGCCATTCTGGTGGACGCGGCAGACTACACGTACAGTTCCGCGCACGATGACCTGGCCGACGTGGCAGGCGGCGGAATTGTGTCGACGGCGACATTGGGCACACTGACCATCGCGCTGGGTGTGTTTGACTCCGCCGATTTCTCGTGGACCGCCGTTACCGGGGATCAGTCCGAGGACATCATCATCTACGACGATACCCATGCCAGTGACGCGCTGGTGGTGTTCTACGATACCGGGATTACCGGCATGCCCGTGACGCCCAACGGCGGCAACATCAACGTCACGGTCCACGCAAGCGGCTGGTTCGCGCTTTAATTGTCGGCTGTCGGCAACTTGGAGAATTAAATGCTTCTACAAACATCGACGTCCGACAAAGTACAGGTCATCACGGGATCGGCCGGCACCATCTATGTCCATGCGTCGTGGGCGGATAATGTGTCCGGCGTCGTCACACCTGGCCGTACCAACACAGCGGTCATCTCCACGGCAGCAACAACGGATGTTGTGGCCGCGCCAGGCGCCAGCACACAGCGCAATACCAAACTGTTGTCCGTGCGCAACACGGATGCCTCTGTCAGTAACCTGATCACCATCCAACATACGGATGGGACCACCGTGGAAATTTTGTGGAAGGGCACACTGCTGTCCGGCGAGGCGGTGGTGTTGGATGCCAACGGGGTGTTCACACTCTACGATGTCAACGGCGCGCCAAAACCGGCCCAAGCGAAATTGGATGTCTTTCTGATCGTCACGGGATCGGATTACATCAACGCCACAACGTCCTTTACCGACATCACTGGCCTGACAACGCCGCTCAAGAGCGGAAAAAAGTATGTGTTCGAAGCGGTGCTGTTTCATGTCAACGACGCTTCCACCACGGGATCCCAATTTGGTTATAACATCGGCGCCGCGCCAACCGTTTCCATTGTGGGCACCATTGATACCGTCACACCAAGCGTCACTGCGGCGGCCGTTTCTGCCGGCGTGATTACCGCGCGCGATACGGCCGTCACGGCACAGACCACGGGTTCCACTTCACAGCGGATTGCCTACATTTCCGGTTACATTCAACCATCGGCCGATGGCACATTCGCCATGCGCGGGAAATCGGAAATCGCCGTCGCGGCTGGGCTGACGGTCAAGGTTGGCAGCTGGCTGCACATTCGGGAAGTCGACAACTAAACGTAGGGAGGGACCGTGGCAAATACAAAAATTACTTTCAATCCAGCGACGGCTGGCGCTGGGCGGATCCTGCAAATTCTGAACTTCCTGGAGAATGGGCAGACGCTGTTGCCGCGAGAACTGGCGACATTCGTGCACCTATGCGACAGCGCAGATCCAAACAACGCGGCCAACTTCACCGGCGCGGCTGCCTATTACGGTTATGCGGGTGTGGACCAGGCCGCACAGAACGCGATGGCAAAGGCCTCGTATGACGAACTGAGTAGCCTGAATTCGAAGATCAACTCGGATGCCTCCGTCTCTTCCGTCATGACGGCCATCAAACAGGCAGCGAACAAACACCGCTAGTTCCCGAGTCTCCCTATGGCTCAAGCTTACAAGACCCCATTCACAATCCAAGCGGGGCAAGTCACTGGTACGCTCAGCGGCTTTGTCGCGCCTGTTGTCCTGAGTGGGGCGCGTTACAAAACCATCGCCAACGGTGGCTATGTCATTAATGGGAATGACATCCGCCCATATTCCGATTCCGGCCTAACAACGGCTCTGACGTATCAGCAGAAATTCTATGATGGCGTCAACGGGATTTGGATTGGGTTTGTCAATGTCAGCGCCGTTGTTGGGTTGGTCATCTATTTCGGTTACGGCGATTCGACGTTAACCAGCGACGGCAGCAGTTCCAGTGTGTGGCCCTCCGGCGCGAAAACGGTGCTTCCGCTTGGGAACGGTTCCGCGCTGAATCTGAATGACGCCACGGCCAACGGGAATAATTTCACAGGAACAAACACGCCAACGGCCGCGGCCGGACTGATCGATGGCGCGATGGGATTGCTGTCTGCTTCCGCGCAGTACGCGACAGAGGCCACACCATCGCTCACGAACCTGACAACGGAAACTTACCTGGCCACCGTCAAAGCGACATCGTTACCAAACGCCTACAACGCGGTTTTGTCCAAAACGAATGGGGCAGAGTATTCCCAACTGTTCGTCAAATCGGATGGAACGCTCGCGATTTATCTCGATGGAACAACCGGCAGTTCGAACTACGATGGCACTGGCTCGCACACCTTGTCCACGGGAACGTTTTACCGGATTGGATTAACCTACGATCCTGCGGGTGGCCTGATTGGTTATGTCGGCGGCGCCTCGGATGGAACTGGCACGGCGGAAGGGGATCTGAATTCCAATTCCGGATCGTTACAAGTTGGAAATGATTCCAACACGGCCGGCCGAAACTGGAATGGTTCCATCGGTGATGTGCAGGTCTGGGATTCCGCGAAATCGCCAGACTATATGGCGGCGGACAGTAACGCCTTTACCAATAACACCGCCTTCTGGTTGGAAGGTTCCCAAACGGCCGTTGCCGCGGCCGGCACCATCACGGCGGTACGGATCGCGAGCGCAGCGGCACACAACGGCTGGGTGGCCGAAATTGAAATCGCCGGCTTGAGCACAGGTGGCACCTACGCGATGGGCCTGGGATCGCGCAACGATCCTTCCGCGGCCAAGATCGCCTTCAGCGTCAGTTCCCCTGGCTACGATGCCAGCGGCGGCGCGGTCACCATCGTCCGCACCGTTTACGGTACCCATGAGGTGCGCAAACCTTATCCGAATCCAACCGTCAACGATGAGGCGGTTTCCGGAGGGGCGCTGACGGTCCGTGTGGCGTTGAGTGATTTCATTTTCAGCGGCGACACCGTGACGGTCACCATTGGCAGCGGTTTCTATACCCAAGGCGGTACACCAAACGGCGCCGTTTCGGCCGGTGGAACTGTCATCAACAATTCCACACTGGCCCATCCAAAGGTGATTGCGAACTGGAGCTGGCCAGGTTGGCAGAAAGTCAGCGGCCCATCGTTCGATGTCCGTTGTGTGGCCTTTCACCGCTCCGCCATCAATGGGAAGCCAGTGGCCTGCGTGGTGTTCACCGCGACCGATCAACATTCCCACAGTGTCAGCGTGACAGTGACGGGTGCCACCATCGATCCGCTGATGGAGGATTACGGGAAGGTCAGCGAATACATCGCCACCATCTCCACAAGCACGTTCACGGCCGGGGATCAGATCACCGTCAATTTCAAAGCCTATCCGTGGGTGGGAGATTCTGGATCGACGCTGGACACCAGCGACGGCGTCAACACACAGCCGACGCCGAAGTACGCGCCGCAATTCTATGTGTACGACGGTGGAACCTATGGGACTTCCGCCGCCGTTGTGGACTCCACGTTCGGCAGCGATACCACAGGCGTTGCGGTGGATGAGAAGACATTCGATTCGCTGCGGCCGCCGCCAGCATACCGGACCATCAACAAGGCCGTTGCCGCTATCAATTCACGCAACAACACCGTGTACGGCCGGAACGACGCAGCCGGATCCGTCCACCTGAAGGCTGGAAACCACACATGGACAGGAGCCAGTAATTCCATTTCCGCCACCGTGGGGAAAGTCTGGTGTACCGTCCGGCCGCTGGGATCCACACCACGGGCCAGTGTGATCATCAATGCGGTTTCCGGAACACAGGGTTTCAACGGAACGCCCGTCAAAGTTTGGAACTGCAGCATCAACGTTGCCACTGGGCCGGTGTCCCTGTTCACGGACATCACGTACATGTGGATGGATCAGTGCACGTTTATTTGTAATGGCACCACCGCGATTTACCAAACGGTTCTGTACTACATGACGCGGAACAGCATTGGTGCAATCGCCCATGATCTGACGCCGTTCGGCGGCGAAGTGTCCAACGCCGCGCTGATTCGTGGCAATGATCTTTACGGCTGCGGTGGCACGCCAGTATGGACGACACTTGGCAATACAAATTCGGTCATCCACCAAAACATATTTTCGAACGAACCTGCTGGCGGCCCAACGGCTAACACAATGCCGATCCTGGCATTCAACACGATGTATCGCCAGGATGTCTCTGTTGAAATGGCGTGCCAGATTCACAACGCGACAACTGGAATTCTCGGTGCGGCCATCGTCCAGAACATTTTTGAAAACAACAGCAGCGGTGAACTGGAGTTGTTCATCACTGCCGATGCGTCCACATCCAATCCAGCCAACAACGTCTTGATGTGGCACAACAC